CATGCTTAGTTTACTGTTCAATCGTATCATATCATTGTCTAACATACGCACACGATCAACAAGACGTATTAGTGTACCCATGCTTTCGCCAATAACAGGATCAATAGTTTCTGTTACCCATTTCCATATAAAGAATATAAAGTAACCCATTCCAAACGCAGCAATAACTGGAAACCCAAAATCTTTAATCGCACTTGCTATATCAATTTCCATTAATCTTTTCTCGCATCATTTTTGCCTTCATTGGCAGCAATTCTGTCAATGTTGGGTCTTACATTAAGTGCATAACTTAGCAGTGCATCAATCTTAACTAGGTCGTTGTTCATAGTTTGTACACGATTATCTAGTGAGCCAATGATACCGTTTAGTGTTTTCACACTATCAGTAACTCCTGCTAGAATAAAACTAAGTGTTAAGAATACAAAGTAGCCAGCAGCTAGTGCTCCTGCAATAGGAAAGCCCACTTCGCTTGCTAGTGTTAGAAAATCCATAAAACGCCCTCACGCTTTGCTACATATGTATTTATAAAAAAGGCACTGGTGTATACACGGGTAATATACGTTCAGCGTCCAAAACCTTTAAAATAGTTATAATATCGTCATATGATAGCGCCATAATAGCTCCTTTATGAAACCCAGATACTGTAATATTTTGCGTTTTGTGTTCTTCTAGTATATAGTTGCCTACGTTAGTTGGTGAAGATAACACCCATTTGTCTTTGTATTGTGTATCGTTTACAAGCATATGCCGCCATACTGTGGCTCCATTGCTTCCTACATACTCAGCATCTCGTTGATTGACTTTCACTTCAAACAGTTCGTAAAGAATAAACTCGGCTGGTTCACAACCTTCAGTCATTGGCCCAGTTTCTAAAAACCAAGTATGAAATGCCAACGGCCCACCTATGTAATCTATCAACTGTTTTGCTACATCTGTTTTAAAAATATAAGGTGTAACATTAGCACGAAGTTTTAAACTACGCCCAGGATAAATCAAGTCAAGTGTTTTGCAACATTTTTCTGTCCATACATCCTGAACAGGTGTTGTCCAGTTACCGTGCGGCTTTGAACTTTTAATATCTGCAATATTACAAGGTTTAAAGAAAAAGTTTTTACTATCTAATATCAAGTAGTCTGTTGTTTCAATGTAGTTGGCAACAAGTATTTTTAACATTTGTTGTGATATCCACCCATGATTGAGATCTTCTATATCAAAGTCTTTTACAAATCTAGTAGGCCAAAACTTACTAGCTGGATGTTCTATTACATCAAACCTGTATAGTAGTTTTCTTTTGAGTTTGTTAAGCCACCTACTCCAGCGTGTATATTCTGTATCCGGACCGTTGTACACAATCATTAACTTACACGGTTCTAAATAAAACTTTATGCTGCGGCATAACATTTCAAACTTCCATTTATCACGTTCACAGGTAACTACTAATAAAGTGCGATCCATGGTTGACATTCTTTCTAACTTGTAGTATATTTAACTAAAGGCAACCAGGAGGAATCAAAGAATGGCAACCACCGAAGAAAAAACCGAACTAGTAGAAACCCTCAAAGGACCTCGTTTCTACCGTATTAGATTGTATGGGTATGGCGGCGAAGCTGCATACATTAACATTGACAAAGAAGCATACAAGTTTTGGCATAAGCACACTGAAGAACACGGCGACGGCGACTTTGTAAACTATATGATCAATGATGATCCTGAACACTACGAGTTTGAAAATCTTACAGATATACCCCCTGAGGCAGACTTCTTGCGAAATGTAGAAGAAGAATACAAATACCAGTGGTATGAAGCAGAAGGCGAGTTTTGTCATCAAAACGGTGTAGAGTACGGTAGTGCATACATGACTGTAGAAGAAGTTAGTAGTGATGACTATAATTCTGATATTATTGCAGACGTAATAGACGGCGAAAACGTAGTTAAACTTGTTGATAAAATTCAAGAAGAAAGTGACTACGAAATAGAACCAGGAGACTTTGGTGAAGCTGATGAGTACGAACCACAAGGCGAATATGTAGCACAGATGTACTCAAGTGAAAAAGGTACATTCTTTGAAGGCAGACTTGAAACAACTGGTGAGTTTGACTCTAAGAAACTAAAGTTTATAATCAACGAATATCCTAATGGCGAAGACATTATTACTAGTTTAGAATACAACGGAGTTGATATTGAAAACGACGGCGCCGAAACTAACGGAAAGGGGTACTCTGCACATGTGTGGAGTAACATAGATTGAGTAAAAAACGTATGATGAAACATCCGTTACGTGAGAATCTTAATGCAAAAGATTGGGAGCGTATTCAAACGGCACTCGACCAGGATCATTATATGTTATTAACAGCCGACGAAATAGATGCAGCATATGATGTATTTTATGATGCAATGGTTATGAAATCACAAACACACGCAGGAGTAAGAACAGAACAATGAATGAATTTGAAAAATCTGCAAAGATTGACTGGAGTTTACACGCTAGTATTTCCCAGCCATATCGTACAAATACGCTACTATGGCAACATTGTGATGCAATGACGGCTATTGAAACGCAAGACAATCTTGAAGAGGCTATCACTCAAATGTCCGAGTTTCCGACTGCAATTGAAATGTTAAATTCTATAGGAGTAAATACAAATGGTAAATAGATTACTATACAGTGCAGACGATATATTTGAAGACATCGATGGTGATCCAGAAAATGTAAACATGAATATCCCGCCTGAGATAGCAGAAAAAATGGGCTGGATCCCGGGAGATGTATTGAAGATAACAGTTGAAAACGGCGTCATGAGTATAACCAAGGTTGATAATGGCAAAAAGTGACGAAACAATAGAGCTAGAAGGTAAAATAACTGATGTTTTACCTAACCAGACGTTTAAAGTAGAACTTGAAAATGGACATCAAGTAATTTGTTACACAGGCGGCAAGATGCGCCGTTTTAGAATTAGACTAGTAATGGGCGATAAGGTTAAAATTGAAATGACACCTTATGATCTTGATAAAGGCCGCATTACTTTTAGATTGTAGGTTGACAACCGGTTTGTGGTGTGTTATATTATATATAAGTTAACAAACTTGGGGCAATATTATGATAACAGTAACAGGCGGCAAACCCAAGCAACGTAGATATGTAGAGAGTATGGTACAGTTTTGTATCAATACTCTAATGCCACGTATGCGTACACTTGAAATAGAAGTGAAGCTATGCTCACCAAAAGGTGCCATGGGTTATTGTCTAGAACTTGACACCAATAGAGAGTTTGAGATCGAAGTTGATCGCACATTATCTTATCGCAAAATGCTGGAAACTGTAGCACACGAAATGGTACACGTTAAGCAGTATGCAAGACGTGAATTGCATCCTTCCAAGCACACTTGGTGCGGCAAAACATACAATCCTAAAAAAACCAGCTACTGGGATCTTCCTTGGGAGATTGAAGCACACGGCCGCGAAACAGGATTGTTTGTACGCTGGGCAGAAAAAGAACGTCTTGCCCACTTAAAATGGACACAAACCAGTTGACATCTATTTAAACCCCACTATATTAATATTAAGGTAAAACAGAAAGGCGAAAAATGTCACAGCGTGTAAACAACTTCAAGGGCGGCATTCAATCAGGTACAACTGCACTAGATGTTGACAGTTCTAAACTTGATAGACAGCTCAAAGAATCTCGAGATAACATACGTGTACCCGATCTTAAGATGATTAAACAATTTTCATATGAAGATAAAATAAAATATGTTGGCGACAACTGTTTTGGATTTGCCCCAGATGGCGGCGCATGGTTTAAAGGCGACAAACTAGTAGCAGTATTTGAAGCTAAGAAACAAGGGCTTGGCGGCAATGCATACGAACGTTGGTGGGATAATGCTTGTACAGCAAAACATGTTAATCCAGATGTAATATATGTAACGTTTTGTTCCGGACCAGGTTCTGCACAAGGGCAATGTTTAGATAATCTTCGGCGCAAAGCAAACATCATGTTAGGCGAAAACTTCAAGTTCTATATGTCACCTGAAGGCTTTACATTTGATCAAGTTAGTGCTATAATGCAAGAAACATTGGAAGGAACATTATGAAACCGTTATATATGTGGGCAGGTGGCAAAAACAAAATGATACCCAAGTACTTAGAAGGTCCGGGTATCCCAACTAGTGGCTACGACACATTTGTCGAGCCATTTTTTGGTGGCGGCGCAATGACTATTTGGGTGTATAAAAACTGTCCAGACGTAAAACGTTTTATTATTAATGATGTTAAAGAAGAACTTGTTGGTATCTATAATGCTATCAAGAACGATCTTGATAACTTTATTAAACGTATGGATGCATTAGAAGCACAGTATTTGCCATTAGACAAAGCAGCTCGTAAAGAATGGTTTTACAATCTACGCACACCATATGCAACCAATATACACACATGGACTGCTACAGAAGAAAGTGCTACACTTTACTTCTTAATGAAAACAGCATTTAATGGCATTTGGCAAACTACTAAACGTGCAAATGGTAGATTTGATACACCGTTTGGACTAGGTAATCAAAAGACATCGGTATACGAGAAAGACAATGTGTTAGAGTGGCATACTTTTTTACAAAAGGCAGATGTTTACTGCGGCGATTGGCAAGTAGCTAGTGATGCTGCAAACAATGAGCGTACATTTTTCTTTTATGACCCTCCTTACAGAGATAGCTTTACAAGTTATGGCGAAGGCTTTACAGATGCAGATCATCAAACTCTAATAGAGTATTGTGTACAAAAAGATTTGCAAGGTGATATTGTATTTTACTGTAATAGAGATGATGCACAGGATGGGTTTTTTGATGCACACAAAGCACATCTAAATGATAGTTATTTTGATATTAAGTATACTGCTGGGCGTAGAGCTACTGAAAAAGATAAAGATGGCAATCCTATTCTAGACGAAGATGGTAACAATACACGTACAGCAAAAGCAGCAAAAGAAATATTGCTGCACACAACTATTCAAAAATCTGTTGATGTATTTGCTCATGGATTGTGTGAAGTTATAGGTTGACAAGTGTGTGCCCGTATGTTATATTAGTGTATAGGCACAAACACACACACGAGGCACAAAATGACTACTTATACTTACTGCGACGATATCTTTTCTGATCTTCACAAAGATGTTTACGGCATGCGCCCACGTGCAGGCGGCATGCTTGCTGAGTGGAATAGCTGGACCCCTCAGCAAAAGCAACAGCAGTGGGATTACCTGTGCGCTCAACTAGAAGTCAACGAAAACGCTGAACGCAAGCATGAAGAGGAAATGCTAGTTGAGTTCCGCCACACACTTCGTAAAACTATGAACCTTTGCAGTGTTAACTGGGCTGAAGCAATCCGTATTCTTGCTGATGCAGAAGATCTTGACGCAAGTGTTGATTACGACCTCGAGCATTTTCTTTGGGGTACTGGCATTGGCTGGGACGCTATTCGCAAAATCAAAAAAACATTCCGGAGTGCAGTACAATGACTGTAAATCCTTTAAACTTAAATGACGTTTTTGAAAAAACGTTTGATGCATCTTTTGTAAAACTGCTTGCATTTGCAGCATACCGTATCAACAACGGATATGCTAAAGAAACACAGCGTTATAGTGAAAACAAACCTACAAAGTTCAGCAACAAAGAACTTGTAAAATTTGCTCTTACATATAATCAAGATAACACTGCATATGTTCCAAGTGACTTTATTATGCCAAAGATCATTGACGAAGATCGTGCTGCATTAGCTACAGCGGAAAAACACATGCGCCGTTATACACTGCTAGGGCTAGGTGACTTAAACGACTTCCAAGCAGATATATTTGAAGCATATTGTCAAGATAACATTCCAGCAAACAAAGTTGGACTTATTGCATATCTTCCGGCATTTGTAGAACGTGAGTTAGAAGACAAGATGTACAAGCAGCGTCTTAAATCAGACTTTGCCAACAGTAGTAAAATCACAGAGCCTAAGATTATTGGCGAGCTAGAAATCCTAAAGCGGGTGTACAGTGTTAACTATGAAACATTCTTTTACACTGCTGGATTTAATGGCAACTTGGTTATGTTTTCAAATAAGTTTCAATACAAAACAGGCGAAGTATTTGGATTTCGTGCCAATGTTAAGGGACAACAAACAGATCGCGACACTGGACTTATAGTAAACAAAATCAACTATGTTAAACTTGTGAGGATGGACTAATGAGAAGCTACGGTCCTAAAACATATGCATCAGACTCAATAAACACCAAAGGGCATTGGGCAGTTGGAACACAATGGACAGTCGCAGGCAGCAAAGGCGACTACAAAATTGAAATGGTAGCTAAAGGGTTTACTTGTGATTGCCCTGCATATAAGAAATGCAAACACATTAAACAAATTGAAGATAACTTTGTAGGAGAAATAGCATGAACAGAGTATGGAAAAAGTTTCTAATGAAAATAGGCAAAGCTATTGCGGTTGTTGCTTATTTACTTACAGTAACACTTGGCGTTGGTATTATTGCAACATATGTAGGATATAACGGAGAAATTGCAATGGTAATCAGTGTTTTTGTAGCTATAGTTGCTCCTATTGTTGTAATGATGGTACGCGACGAATACCAAGATTCTAAATGGCAAGTAGAGCAGGAAAATAGAGAAATGATGCGTAATATCAAAGGTGACAACTAATGGAAATGTTTTTAAATATGCAGACACTGATGGTGTTTGTTGTAGCATTGGTATTTACACTAGTAGGTTGGTACATGGGTAAACGAGCCCATGTTGAAGGAGTTGTAGCAAGTGCTATTGATAGTTTGATTGAAGACGGCTATTTAAAGACTCGTGGGGATGGAGCATCAATGGAAATCCTTACTTGGCGCGAGTGGTGTGCAAATCAATGATTAAACTACAAGGCAAACTACCTCGTAGAATTTATCTAGCATGTAGTGGTGGAGTTGACAGTATGGCAGCATTAGACTTTCTACGCCGCAATCATGATGTAAATGTACTACACTTTGATCATAAAACTGCACACAGTGAACAAGCAAGAGCATTTGTAGAACGCTACTGTGCTGATAATCGTATTCCGTACGAGTTTGGAGAATGCAGAGGCACTGTGCCGCCGGGTCTTAGCAGAGAAGCTTGGTGGCGTGAACAGCGTTATAAATATTTTGACCTTGTAGATTGTGCGCCTATTGTTACTTGCCACCATTTAGACGATTGTGTAGAAACATGGGTAATGAGCAGCCTGAACGGCACAGGCAAATGGATCCCGTTTCGCCGTAAGAATGTTGTTCGTCCGTTCCGTTTAAATCGCAAACGTGACTTTGAACTTTGGGCAAATCTTAACAACGTGCCGTGGATTGAGGATGACAGCAACGCAGATATATGCTATACTCGTAACTATATTAGACATGAAATGATGCCGCACGTACTAAAAGTTAACCCAGGCATTCATAAAACTATCGCAAAAAAGGTTAAAGAAGATGAACATCAGCCACAGCCCACTGTTTGACACAGCAGAAGTAGAAAAGCTCTACAGTGAAAAAGACGGCGTACCAGTAAAGTATGTTTGCACCTCAGCTACTAACGAACATGCCAATTATGCTGCTGATATCTATTATCGTGCTACACCGCATCCTGAGTTTGGCAATCGCTACTTTGGTCTGTATCGCAATCCTCATGCTAACGGCAATGTTTACATTACAGACGCTGATATGATTGAAACACTTGAGTTTGGTATGATTGAAGGATCAACGGGTTGGGAGTATTCACAGCATCGACATGATTATCGTACAGTTGGTGATTGCGCAGTAGATGGTGGTCGATCATACTTCAAACGTGTTGGAGACTTGAGTGTTCCCTGTAAGTTTATGAAAATCGTTGATGGTGAGTTTGTAGATGAAAAGCAAGATTTCTAAAGACGAAAGTAAAAAACTTGTGCGCGAATGGAAGCAGCATTTACAAAACAGTAGGCTTACTGAGCAACAGCAGATCAAACGTGCTAAAGAGTTTTCAAGAAAAGGTATGAAGCCAAAAGAGTAAATACTATACATAACATAGGGAGTACGAAAATATGGCGAAACATGACTATATGGGCTTTTCTGAAACGCTCGAAGAAGACGACTATGGACTAATTGTAAGCAAGGACGGAACTATAAAAGGAATATGGGTTCCAGAATCAATGGAAGACTTAGATGAACTTCCATTTAATCTTGCAAGTTTGTGTGAAACATACTTTGGTGTTGATCCAAACGATAATGCAAATCTAGCATCACTTCATTAAGAGGAAGATATGACACCACAAGAAATAGCTGAATACAAACAGCGTTGGATGAGTACGGGGAATAACAACCCCGTACGACTCCACAGTGATCTCGACACAGAAGGTAAAACTTGGTGTCGTAGACAACTTGAACGTTGTCAATGGAGTATGACAACGTGGACTGATAACTACGAACATACATTCTACTTTGAACTAGAAGAACACGCAACTAAATTTGAACAACAATGGCCGGAGTATACAAATTGGAAGAAAACTTAACAAAAACAGAAGCAGTTGGCAGACTGATCAGCTTGGCTAAAGAAGTCGAGATCAAAGATCCTATTGACTGGGCTAAAATGAAAGTAACAGAAGAACAAGTGTTTGAAGTTATGGCAGCAAATGTTATTGACCAACTGTTTAGTATCCCCGAGGATCATAGAAATACAGTAGCAATGGCAACCATGACAAAGTTACTTGTAGAAAACTTTGTATTATCAACTAAACTAGCTGAAGAACGAGCAACGGCTGTTATTAAAGCCAAACAGTTTTAAAGTAGATTATCTTGACAGTCTGGCAAAACTGTAGTAAACTAAACAAATAAACATAGAAGGATAAAAATATGCCACTAGTACCAATGGTAGTTGAACAAACATCTAAAGGCGAGCGTTCATACGATATTTACAGTCGTTTAATGAAGGACCGTATTGTTATGCTCAACGGACCAGTAGAAGATAACATGGCCAACTTGATTGTGGCTCAAATGTTGTTTCTTGAGTCAGAAAATCCTGACAAAGATATTAACTTGTACATCAACAGTCCAGGCGGTGCTGTCACAGCAGGTCTTGCTATTTACGATACTATGCAGTTTATCAAATGCGATGTGCGTACAATTGTAATGGGTCAAGCATGTAGCATGGGATCGTTCCTTGCACAAGCAGGCACAGCAGGCAAGCGGGTAGTACTACCGGAGAGCCGTACAATGATCCACCGTGTAAGCTCAGGCACACGCGGCACTAGCGGCAGTGTACACGTACAAGAACTACAGTTCGAAGATGCAGTTCGCAGCATGGAAGAAAGTAAGAAGGTTAACAAGCGCCTTACAGAGCTGTATGTTCGTCATAACAGCAAAGGCAAAGAGTATGCTGAACTGTTTGAAACTATGAAGTTTGACACATTCCTTACAGCAGCAGAAGCAGTTGAATACGGACTTGCAGATGACGTAATATCACAAAGATGAAGTTTAGCTGTCCAGTAGATTTTCATTTACCAACACAAGAGTTGTATGATATCTATTGGAATGAGTTTGGACACAAGCTCGATAGCAGAACACTTTACAAAGACGACAATAGAATATTGCCAGTGGTTACAGGTTTTTTAATCACTGGCAAAGACATTAAATGGCCGGTACAATCGTTGCTGGATGCTCTTGATATTGAGCTACAAACTGCTAGACTATTTGTAACCAATCCACACCGTAAGTTACAGATACATAAAGATTGTTTAGGACAATCAAAAGAACTTCGACCATGGGCTATTAATATTCCTATTGCAAATTGCGACTTGGGTATAAACGAATGGTTTGAAGATCACAACAACGACTTTGGTACAGAGCAGTTTGCACCAGGCGGCAGTGCTATGATGCCTGAATACTTTGACAACAACTATATTGTGAGTGAGTCAATAGTGTTAAATAGCATACAACTGATCAAAACAGATGTATTTCACAGAAGCAACAACACAGGCAATGATAACCGTAGAGTTGTTTTAAGTTTAAGAGGAAAGCCCAATGTAACTTGGGCAGATATATTGGAGAAAGTAAATGTCTACAACAGAAGACGTGCAGAAGACAATAGCTGATTTAAAAGGTATTCCTACCCGTGTTGAACTAATGAGTTTATTACGCAAAGAAGTAGTTGAAGTAACTTTTTTAAAACTCAATGGCGAAGAACGTAAAATGCCATGCACACTTATTGAAAGTTTTTTACCGCCTGCAACCAAAGATGATGCAATCACACAAAAGAAAGTGCGTGAAGTATCTGACAAAGTTTGTGCAGCATGGGCAGTTGAATCAAAAGGCTTCCGTAGCTTTCGTTACGATCGTGTAAGTAATGTAGAAGTTATTGCCAAAGATGATTACAAGGTACGTCTCGGCGAGTTTTGGAAAAAGGATCAAACTGATGTTAGTACAAACTAAACTAGATTATGATTTTGATGTATTTCTAAATGCCGACTACAGTGTACACGAAGGTAGCTGTATTGCACACCAAGTACATGAGCTACAGGATGTTCACGAAGAACACGGTGGATTTCCAGACAGCTACGAACGCAGCAACACATTGATTAGACAGTTGTGGTTTGACGAAACACAGGTAGACTACAAAGAGTTCGAACGCCAGTTGGGCATTGAAGTGGTAACTGTTAGCACAGTATTACAGCCACCAGGCAACGTTATTCCTATTCACAGAGATACATTCTTCCAAATCAACAAACGTTACCCAGATGACAAACGTTTAAAAGTTCGTGCTAATATGTACTTGCAAGATTGGAAAGTTGGACATCTTATTCAGTATCAAGAGCACGACAAGACGTGGCACAACAGCACACATTGGAGTGCAGGCGATGGATACATTTGGGATCACAACCATTTGCATCTAAGTGCCAACGCTGGAATGGCAGACAAATACACTCTACAAATCTCAGGATTTTTAAAATAAAAGGTTGACGGCCTTGAGTAGGTGTGTTATATTATATGTATAGACACACACAAACGGAGATACAAAATGATTTATTCTGCACTAGAGTCCACAATGCGTAATGCAGTTGAAAAAGCTGAGAATATCAATGAAGACTACAGCATCAACTGGAACTTTGTAGACGCCGATGCATATGCTGAATGTGCTGGCACTTGGAAGAACAGCGAAATGTTTTACGAAGCATTTGACGAAATTGCAGATTCAATCAAAGCTGAACGCCGTGAAGAAGCAGACGCTGAAACACAACTAGAAATGGAAACTTTATAATGAAAACTTTATTTTTTAGTACGATCGTAGCTGTTGTTGCAGCGTCTGCTGTAAACGCTGAAGTAGTACGAGCACGTATTACATATGTTGAACCAAGGTATGAAACTGTATATCAGAACAATCCAACTACACAATGCTATGATGTAGAAGTTCCTGTCTATGGCAATACAGGTGGCGGAGCCAATGGCGGAGATGTACTCAGCGGTATGATCCTCGGTGCGTTAATTGGCAAAGGTATTACTGGTAAAGACAACGGCGCAGCCGCTGGCGCAGTAATGGGCGGAGTTATTGCAGCTGATAATAACTCCAGTCGTCAAGTTATTACAGGGTACCGTATAGAGCGCCAATGCAAGCAAGTAAACTCACGTAGTCAAACACAACAACTTAAAAACTATTTTATTCGCTTTGAATGGAACGGGTTATCTGGTACTGCGTATACTTACAATAACTATCGTGTAGGTGATGGCATTGATGCAAATGCTAATCTTAATGCAAACTAATGAGTGATTTTAAAATGGACGAAATGCTTGAACTGTTGTACAAGATTGACAGTCGTTTAGATATTATTGAAAAATATCTTCACTTTGAAGATGAAGAAGTTTCAAATATCATCGAAGAGCTTATACAAGAAGAACACGACAAGAAAAACTCTAAACCAGGACTGGTTATTGTGAAAACTGATCAAACGGTAGTTGATTTCCCAACACGGGACTAAGACACTTTCGTTGATTGTTGTCTAACCCAAAAAGAACACAGTCGCTTTGTATTAGGCTGTGTTCTTTACACAACTCAATTTGTTTTAATCTATGCTTGTGAAAAATAAAGTCACTGCTAAACTGATTCATTAGTTTAGTGTGCAGTACCATACTTAAATGATTTAAATAAAAATGCTTGTTTGTAATACTTGCAGGACTAGCATCATTACTTTTAGTGTATACAACTCCACTACGTAGATGTCCTGTATTAAATGCTTTGCTAAAACTAAATGCAATGTGCGTAATACAAGGATATCGCAAATCAATCTTACCCAAGCTAACACCTGCTAAACAAGCATCGACAAATATTTTTATATTGTTTTTCTCGCAGTGGTCGAGAATGTCTTTCCACTGATTGTGCGGATTGCCTGTAGATGCAAATGGATAACTTATAATAAGTCTCGATCCGTTTGGAATATTTTTATAATCAACTATTGGTATTCCAAGATCTTTATGATAGCTGTATTCGCCTTCTAGTACAAAACATTCATCCTTGTAAACTTCATTGAAAGCTTCTGTAACACCAGCAGTCACATATGCATTTTCAAACTCGTCTAGCCCGTTAATATAAAATGTATTATTTACTAACCATTCTCTGTGGTGTTTAATAAAATGTATAGGAGATGCAAATGCATCAAACGGTACCTTTATAGTTTTGATAAAGTCTGCTACTTCTGGATCACGAATTGCTATTGCTTTTGAGCTAAACATTTTTTACTACCTGAGTATTAAAAAAGTTAAAGAATCCTGTAAGTGTTAATCGTATGTTTTCACCAGCATCCGAGTCTACTCTGTTTATACCGTGTACAACGTTCTTACCAATCAACACCAGCCTGTTGGGCTTGGGTGATACAAATGTGCCCAAACCATATTCAATCAAGTGCTTTTGTTTTTCTGCTTGCTCAAACATTTCGAGTGTGCCTACTGTTTTGTAAGTGTCGTGTTGTTTAGTACCAGGTAGCTTACGCATTATCTGTTTGTATTCTACACTGCCACGAGGTAATACCAGTAGCGTACTATCCCAGTTTATTTGCCATTGTTTGTGTAGATAATAACTGTAAGTAACTCCGCCCATGTCGGTGTGCCAAGGATTCTTACTACCAACTGGATATCCGTGGCATCGCATTGCAATGTCTGTATATCCACTTACAAACTCTTGTGCTTGTTCGCAAGTGTCTGCAAACTTCTTTATTGCGTCTACCCACGGATCGTAGTTGTCATTGAACGGTGCATCTTTTATAAAGCGTTTGCTGGCTTTGTAGTTGGCACCGTCTGTTATGTGCCAATACTTGTCGTCTGCTTGGCTTTGTGTCCATTCATCACACTGCACTTGATTGTGTACTTTATCCCAATCATCCTGTGATAAAAAATCATCTACCACCAACAGTTCGGTAGGTATGTGCATTGCTATCTTATACATATGTTTCACACTTGCCTTCTCTTGTTAAATCTAATGTTACACAGTGCAATCCGCCATCCCAAAAGAACTTGTGTCTAAAGTTAAATGGAACCATTTCCACACCATGCTTTTTAAGTTGTGCTGCTACACCTGCATCGTATCCATTTGTAATAACCAACTCTGGTGATACACTAACAACATTAACATCAAAAATAGTTTCGTCTACGTGACCAATCCAGCTGCCCAGCCATTGATTTACATTTTTTTGCATAAGAGGTTGTTTCTTACTTTGCCAAAACTGTTCAGGTACATCTTGCTTGGGTACAACTACTCTATCCCAACTTTGTAGTTCGGGAGGAATCATATCTTCTAACCAACACATCAGCAATCCGGGTTTGATAAGTGCAATCTTACCATCGGCATGTCCGCTTTCGTGCAGTTCAATCCAACGTGCATCTATGTTCTTCTTGCACCAATCTAACCCTGTATCAGTTCCTCTGCCAAACTGCCTAGTTGGAGTATACGTGTTGTTGTTGTACGGCTTTGTGTGTAATAGTGCATCGCCACACTTTAGTATGTTGGCAGCATGGTATAGTATTTTACCTTCATTGAACTGATATGGAGCATAGTAGTTTGGCAACGTCGGCCTTGGCATTGCATAATAATCTCTATCTAATCCCAGCATAATATCTGCAAAGTGATCACTTTCGTAATAACGATTAGGATCTCCGCCCATGGTGTTTATTACTTGATCACCATATACAATGTGCATGTCTCTTGGACATACCGCAGGATATCGAAAGTCACCTTTGTATTCACAGTTTGGCCTATGTACTACAACATCGTAGCTTTCCAGCATTTCTGTTAAAGCACAAAAGTCTTCTTCACTTTCTTCAAATATTCGTTGTAGTCCATTGCGAAACTCTACGTCTTCTATGTGTGCAATATCAGCAGGATCATAAACCTTGCCAACTATTATTTCCTTTAAAGGATCCCATTCTGTATAAATCATACTGTATTTACACCATTCTATGCGCAGTTTTTATTAAAGTGATAAATATTCCCACATTAGGCAAGAAACTCATTGACAACCCATATATAATACGTTATATTAAACAAGTAAGCAGCAGAAACTAGTAACATAGATTGATGCACTTACAAAAAAGTTAAACTAAGTGATTGACACACACTATAAAATATGTTACATTAACTAAGTAAGCAGCAATGTTTACACGTTCTTTGACAATTTAGACAGAATATTTTAGCTTTAGGCGTAAGCCGATGATAAGCTGTAAGTAGAGCGATGTATGCACTAACATACATTGTTAAAACTCTACTTACAACTGTGCCTGCAAGTGAGAGAACCGGACTTGAATCTTGCCCTCTTAAGATAGCGGAGTAAACTCCGAGGCACAGTTGTAAGTAGAGTTAATGTTCCACCTTAGCACAGCGGTAGTGCAACAGACTGTTAATCTGTGGGTCCCTGGTTCGATCCCAGGAGGTGGAGCCAAAGTGGACAGGTGGCTGAGTGGCCGAAAGCTCCGGATTACTAATCCGGCGAACGTGCAAGCGTTCCGTGGGTTCGAATCCCACCCTGTCTGCCAACCAATACGGGTCCTTAGCTCAATTGGTTAGAGCTTCCGGCTCATAACCGGACGGTTCCGAGTTCGAGTCTCGGAGGACCCACCATGTTGTTTTTGTTACGGAGTGACTTGCAGTTCAAATAGATAAATAACTATATGAACAACTGTAAACATTGCAAAGTAGAAACAAAAAATCCAAAGTTTTGTAGCAAATCTTGTGCTGCAAAACATAATAATAAAGGTGTTAGGCGTCATGGTAAAGATCCTATAGAGTGTAGTGTATGCGGCACAGTTACAAGAAACAAAAAGTATTGTAGTAATAAATGCTCTAGTAGTGTTAGAAAAAAAGATGCTAGTATAGTTGCAGCATCCAATGCTGCAAGGCAAGCACGATACAGAGCAAAACACGGATACAATCGAGCGTATGCACCTAATGCTAATAAAGACTTAATACAAACGATATATGAAAATTGCCCAGAAGGACACGAAGTAGACCATATCATACCTTTAGCAAAAGGCGGACTACACCACGAAAGCAACTTACAATATCTAACAATAAAAGAAAACAGGTCTAAAGGATGTAGAATTTCTTAGGACCCACCAAATAACATGCGGGTGTAGCTCAGTGGTAGAGCTCCTGCCTTCCAAGCAGATTGTCGTCAGTTCGATCCTGATCACCCGCTCCATAACATTTAGAAAAGAAGGAAAAAGATTAGATGGCGTACTGGGGTTATCATGCAATGTTTGATTGCGCTGCTTGTGACAAAGAACTTGTTATGAGCAAAGAGAATGTTTATAACTTTATTAAAGAATTGGTTCCAGCAATTGAAATGGTTGCATTTGGGGAACCAATGATTGAGCATTTTGCTACACACGCCCCTGATAAGGCAGGTATTAGCTTTTGCCAAATGATTGAAACAAGCAACATCAGTGGACACCTTGTAGATAGCAATGGTGACGCTTATATTGATATTTTTTCGTGTAAGCCAGTTGATATTGGTATAGCACAAGATGTAATTGAAAAGTTTTTTAAGCCAAGCAAAGTTCGTGTTAATTTCTTAACACGCAGTGCAGGCTAACTATTAAGTTTTTGCCCCTATAGCTCAGCTGGTAGAGCAATGGTTTTGTAAACCATAGGTCCGCGGTTCGAGTCCGTGTGGGGGCACCAAAACAAACACTGTGGGGATATGGTGGAATGGTAGACACGCTAGATTTAGGTTCTAGTGCAGCAATGCGTGAAGGTTCGAGTCCTTTTATCCCTACCAAGTTAAAGGGTTTTGTTCCCCTTGTAAAATAATTGAGCAAATGGTGTCCAGGAGATTGGCCGTCCTTAGTAAGACGCAAAACTGCTTCTTAATTTACGGAGTATGGCGCAGTCTGGTAGCGCATCTGCTTTGGGAGCAGAGGGTCCAAGGTTCGAATCCTTGTACTCCGACCATAAGTAGTCCACTGTTACCCATATACAGCTTCGTGCTAGGGAGCATAACAGGAACAGTGAATGTTTACACTGTGAGGCAGGTTGATCGCTGCCAAGGGAATAGGGACTTAGGACAACCTTAACCGGCTCTCCTTTGGTGTATAGCCACTTTATCCTGCCTATACTATGTCAATGCAGGTTTGCCTACAGTAACCGACACTACAGGCGTCATGTCAACTACTGCGGTAAGGTTCGATTCCTTGATTGATACCATATATGGTCCCTTCGTCTATCGGTTAGGACACGAGGTTTTCAACCTTGAAAGAGGGGTTCAACTCCCCTAGGGACTACCAGGTCTGCTAGTATATCGGTTTAGTATACTGGCCTGTCACGCCAGAGAGACGGGTTCGATTCCCGTGCAGACCGCCAGAATAGTAGAAGAGTGTCGCTGTTGGTCCGTGGCGGTCTTCTACTTGAAACTATAAATCCTATAACAAAATCTTCAGTGGAAGCCTGAGACAATGGCCCTTAGCCCGTTGATAAACGTTATAGGGGTCAAGGCACAGTTTCCACTCTGTGTAGGCTAACGGACCACTATTAATAAAATATTCTATCTAAGTTGTCAAACAGTAACACCAGTAGGGGTGAAGTGTTATGGTAGCACGTGGGATTCCAAATCCTTAAGCCTGGGTTCGACTCCTAGCACCCTTGCCAAACTAGGAAGCGTGGCCGAGAGGCTTAAGGCGCTAGTCTTGAAAACTAGAGTACCGCAAGGTACCGTGGGTTCGAATCCCACCGCTTCCGCCAAATCAAGTTGATAAGTATTTTTATGAATATTATAAAAAAGATCGATTGGTATGCAGATTATATTGTTCATTGGCGCCCTTTAGATATGTGTAACTATGATTGTAGTTATTGTAGTCCTAGCAATCATCGTTCTATTATTAAGAAAAATATTGTTATTGTAGATGACTTAATCGCTGCTGCATCAAATATACGAAATAACATACCTGCAGATAAAACAGTACTTGTGTATGTTACAGGTGGCGAACCGTTTTTAATTCCCAAAGTGCATCAATGGTTCAACTTTATGTCCGATAACGACTTTAAAGTAGGAGTTTTTACTAACGGCAGTTTGCCTATTAGCCAGTACATGAAATGCAAAAATAGTTTTAAGAATATTAACATGGAGATTAGTTTTCATCCAGAAAGTGCTGATATTGCCCATGTTGTAGAATTAGCATCAACTATTGTAGAACACGGCGGCAGTGTAGAAATACGTGCAATGTTGGTAAACAAACTGTTTGATCGCGTTGATGCGTTAGAGATTGCGTTAAAAGAGTACAGTATACCTGTAGTTAGACTTCCTGTTTTTCCATTATATGATGCTTCTACCAATACAGTAAATCCTACTTTTGCATCTAGTAGAAATTTAGAACATTATTTGCAAACTATTGATGATGGTAGTTTAGGATACTTTTCAACTACAGAACTTAAACAAGTCAAAGACAACAATCATAGTACTCCTGAATATTTAAATGTAACTGTAGACGGCATTGAGTCAAACGCTTCGACTATTGTTAGAAATAATCAAAATAGATTTAAAGGATGGAAATGTTCTGTTACAAATAAAAAGATAGTAATACAAGCTAATGGAAATGTCCAGTATGGCATATGTAACAATACAGGAAGTATAGGAAATATTTTTAATCCTAACTTGAAACTTTTTAAAGATGAGTTTACGGTATGCAACCAACAAGAATGCCATACTATAGATGAAGTAATGATTACAAAATATAAGGATAACGATACAAATGTTTACAAATGAGTTTGATCACGACTTAACAACTATTACTGTAATGGACGAAACTGGTCTATACGACGATTTAATTATTGATGCGTTTGATGATGTTGTTTATATACGTCAGTACGACAACGAACTTGAAATACACAGTATACTTGAAATATCAACAGATATGTTTAACGATCTTATCAATGCTATTCATTCGCCAGAAGGTATGCATAGGACAATCAAAAAGTCGTGATAAACAACAATGACATATTAGTTTTTAATTTTGATTTTGACAAACAATGTTTGTTAGACTATTGGAACGAACACAAACAACATTCCATGCCGTACACCGACAAACGCTTTGGCAAGTATGCTATGAACAACTGGCGTATAGTAACCGATATTGAGTTAGCATATGCAGATACGTTAGCAAGACATTTTAATATCAATGCAGTATCAAAGTTTTATATATTACATGCTAATACAACTCTACTTCCTCACATAGATCAAGATACAACTTGCAGCATCAACTTCTTGTTAAGTGGCAACCCTGCACCTGTAAACTTTGGCAAGAATGAATACTACTATACCACAGCATTATTAAACACCAGTATCAAACATTCGGTTGACAACAGCACAGAAGATCGTATACTGTTTAAGCTAAGTATCAAAGACGAGTCTTACGATGATGTTAAGCAAAAGATACTAAATACATTATCAAGGAGTTAATACTATGGGTGGTAATGTGTTTCAGGGCACCAGTGATTTTGATCACAGTGCAATCGAAGAGATTCTTAAAACAGTTAACAGCAGTCTAGAAGGAACAGGCATTGAAGCTATTCCTGTAGGTAGTGCAGCAACTCCAACTCCAGGTAAAACAAGTGGCGACTTAGATGTTATTGTTGACGAAGCAGCAGTAATGGATTATTTTGATGTGCGTACTCCAAAAGATGCACGTAGAATGCTCAATGACTACATTGCACAAAAAGGCTTTGAAACAGCACAAAAAGGTGTTAACGTACACGTAAGAGCCAAAGCCGGCAACAACAGCCATCAAGTTGATATTATGGTTGTGCCGGGTGCAAGCAGTGTAGCACAGTTTCATACACACAACATTCCAACAGGTAGTCCTTACAAAGGCAAACACAAACAGTTACTATTGTATATGCTTGCCAAAGATAAGAATATGTTTTGGAGTGCGTTCCAAGGATTATTTGCCAAGGACGAAAATGGTAAAAAAGCACAACTTCTTACAAACGATGTTAACAAAGTTGCACAACTTATACTCAGCAGCAGCGCCAGTGCTAGTGACTTAGAAAGTGTAGAAACTATATTAAAGAAAGTTCCTAATCCTGAGCAAGCACTCCAACGTGCAGAGCAAGATCCTAACTGGACCAAAGTAGCCGAATCACTAGCTGATAAAAATCACAATAGATTAGTTGAACTAATGAGGGCAATGACTAGATGAGATACCAAGAACTACTCGAAACCAAACAACTTGGCCGCGCATTTAACCATTTAGAAGACTTGGTATTTTTTTACGGTAGTGACGGTACTATTGAAGCATTAGAACATCTCAAAGACATTGCTACAGATAGCGGAAGCCAAAGTATACGTATGAAGTGGGATGGCAATCCTCAAATATATTGGGGCCGTGAGCGCAAAGGTGGACCGCTTATACTTGCAGGACACAACGCATGGAGTAAGGGTGTAGCGGCTACCAGTCAAGAAGAAGTGGCGGACTTTATTTCTAACAAAAGTGGCAATCCTAAGACACCAGAAGAAAAAACAGCAAGAGACCAGTTTGCGCAAAAGTTTGCAAGTATGTATGATTATTTTGATAGAGCAACTCCGAGAGACTTTGTAGGGTTTGTTTATGCAGATGGATTATTTTTAGATCCGCCTGAACAAAAAGATGGAGTATATACATTCTGTCCAAATCCTAACTCACAAACATGCTACCATGTTAAAGCAAACAGTGATCTAGGCAAGCGTATAGACCGTGCTACTATTATGATAGTCGGACACGCTTTCTTCCCACAGTTCGGTATGCCAGATAGTAGTCAACAGCCTATGCAAGACTTTAGTATGTTTGATAATGATCCTAGTATTGTTGTATTAGGTCCAGTTTATAACAGTAAACCGGTCGCTGTTAATACAGGGGCGATTGATGCTGTGGAAAACTTTGTATCACAGAATAAAGCAGCCATTGATGGATTTTTAGCAGGCGTTCCTGGACTTGCTGATTTAAAGAATATTATTTACACATATGTTAACCAAACTGCAAAAGCAAAACGTTTGGATAGTTTGAGTGCAAAAGACTTTTCTGCTTGGCTACAAAATAGTAAAGTTAGTGTAGGAAAACAAGCAAAGATTGCAGAGATAGATTTACAGTACAAAGGTGCAACAAGTGCAATATTTGAACTAGTTAAAATGATTCAGCGTATGAAAGACGAAGTTATTGATCAAGTAGAAGGTGAACAAGGTGACATTTGGGATACCAACGGTGAAGGCCGGGTACGTTATGCAGACCCTAATAAAAAGTTTGGCAACGTAAAACTTGTTCCAAGAAAAAGGTGGACACCGGCATGAGACTAAGACAACTATTTGAAGCACCAGGCGAAAGTGTAGGACTTATATTTGGAAGATTTAATCCTCCACACAAAGGTCACAAAAATGCGTGGGAAATGGCTAGCCGAGAAACACACTGGTATGTAGGTACTAATCAAAGCACAGTTGGTCCTAAAGATCCATTGCCAGCGCAAGCAAAAGTTGTTGCAATGGAAACTATTTGGCCTGAAGTAAAAGGACATATTGTATTCAGCCAAAGTTGGCTAACACTTGCTAGTGAGCTATATGCAAAGCATCCTGATGCTACATTAAAACTTTACACAGACGAAGCATGGGTTCCTAAAACTATACAACAGTATAATGGTGCAGAAGGCCCGCACGGTAGTTACAACTTCAAAGACATAGAATGGGTAAAGCCCCCAAGACTTGCAAGTGCTACTGATCTCCGTCAAGCAGTGTTAGATGACAATCCAGAAGCATTTGGCAAAGCAGCAGGCGTTCCTGCTGATACTGTAGTTGATATTCCAGGCGAGAATGTAACATTCTTTGATCTAGTTAAAAAGTATTTAGATCCACACCGCGAAAAACTTCTTGCTAAAAAATAAAATCTGTAGTATTATATAAGAATGTATAAATGCTATTTTTTATTAGATAATGTGTTTCCATCACCACACGGTGATGTTACACTGACTTTTGGACATAACAACGGATCTATCCAGCTAAGTTACCTTCTTGGACACTGGGACGACTTCTCATTCCGAAACTTCTTCCATATAAACCAACTAAGTCTATTGCCAGCAAACGTCCCTAAGTTTATTTTTGATCATATTCACATGCCTGGAAACACAGACATACATATTTCACAAGCCAGTATTGATTTATTAAACAACGATCCTAGTGTATATCTATGTTTGTCAAGTGTGCTGGAATGTAGAATGTCACCGGACAAACTAGAACAAGAGCTTAGAAGTAAAAACATACCATTACACAAAGTTGTTGTAATGTGCAGCGACAGAGATGCTCACAATAGGATAATACATGGTGTAAAGTATGTTAGTGTTAACTTTTGGGAAAGTATTACTAGACTACACCACCAAGTACTTCCTGATATCTCATTTACTAGTAAACCTACTGTTAGAGCAGCAACTAAAAAGTTTCTGTGTTTGAATAGAAATATCAAACCACATCGTATATGGTTGATGTATAGTTTGTTAAGAAGTGATGTATTAGACGAAGGACATGTTAGCTTTAACTTGCCTGCTGTGGGTCGCCGTGAGTTTGAAGATGTTGCTCGTAGACATTCTGTAATAGATCGTATTCCTGAAGAGTTGCATAAAGATTATAAGTTAGCACTTCTTAGAGAAATGCGTCCAAGAAAGTTAGATACATTGCACACGCAGTTTGTTATCAACTATGGCGACAGCATTAAACCATATTACGAAGATAGTATATTAAGTGTAGTTACAGAAAGCGACACTCATAAAAACTTTATAACAGAAAAAACTTATAAAGCTATTATGAATCTACATCCATTCTTTATTATAGGTAATCCGCAGCAGCACGAACTATTACGAGAACGTGGGTATCATACGTTTGAAGACTTGTTCGGTGTTAACAAAGTTACAAATTTTGTTGAAGCACAAGCAATGTGGAAACATATTAAAAACTATGACATTGATGTATTAAAACGGACCGTCAGACGAAAATATTATGATAAATTATTACATAACCAACAGTTGTTCCTTTCACGTAAGATTAGTTGGAATGACATAACAGACAATCTTATAGAAGCAGTAGTCAACATTGAGTAGAGAATTTAAAAAACATTTTTGTATGGCTCCATGGACACACATGAGCGTATGGCAAAACGGCGATGCGTATCCTTGTTGTATATATCACTGGGATATGCCCACTGGTAACATCAACGAAGCTGGGTTCAAAGGTGCTTGGAACAGTGAAAAGATGCGTGACTTGCGTATGCGTATGTTAAACAACGAACCAAGCGAAGGATGTAAAAAGTGTACCAACTATGACGACCAGGGTATTATCAGTTACAGACACAAGTTCAACACCGAATACGACCATCATTACGACATAGTAGAAACAACAGCCGATGATGGTAGTGTAGAACAAATGAATCTTGCATACTTTGATGTAAGGTTTAGTAATCTATGCAACATGAAGTGTCGTAGTTGTGGGCCTCATTTCAGCAGCAAGTGGGCAGAAGACACTGTTGGCAAGCCTGAAGTTGTTGAAATCAATCATCCAGCAATGTGGGCTGAGATTGAAGAAATGTTGCCCACTATTGAAGAAGTTTATTTTACTGGCGGCGAAAGCCTGTTTATGGAGCAGCATTACAGACTGCTAGATATGCTTATAGAGCGTGGACTCAAACCGAGATTAACATACAACAGTAACGCCAGTAGATTAAGTTTAAAAGGCAAGCACATACAAAAGTATTGGCAGCATTTTGATAAGATATTCTTCTGTGTAAGCTGTGACCAAATTGGTGCCAAAGCCGAGTACACACGCAATGGACAAAAGTGGAGTACAGTATTTGATAACTTGTGCTGGATACGTGATAACTTTGAACACAGTTATGACAAAGGTGTAATCATACAACCTAATCCTACTATCAGTGTATTAAACATATTAGACTTGCGTAAGATTATTAACTTCTTGTTTGAACACAACATACCCACCGACTACGATATCAATCTCAGCAACCTATTAGTCGGGCCAGACTGGCTGAGTATAACAATATTACCTGCACACTTAAAAGACATTGCAAAAGAAAATTTGGTGTTGTTAAAACAGGACATTGATGCAATAGACATGTATCCACAGCGCAAACAGTTTCTACATGAAGGTATTGACAATATTATAAACTTCATGTACAATAGTGATGACAGCAACTTGATTCCAGCTTTTAGGATGGAGATGCAGAAAATGGATCTGAAACGTGGAGAAAACTTTCTCAACGTGTTTCCAGAGCTAAAGGATTTATATGTCTAACGATTTAAAACAAAGCAAGCATTTTTGCATGATGCCGTGGACGCACATGCATTTGTGGCCTGCTGGAACTACATATCCTTGCTGCATGAGTGATCCAGATCATCCTGTAGGAAATACACAAGATCAAACATTGCAAGACATTTGGAACGGCCCAGAAATGCGGCAGTTGCGTCTTAACATGTTGGAAGACACGCCCAGCAAAGAATGTAGACGTTGCTATGAACTAGAAGACAACGGTATGAGTACACTGCGTAACAGCAGTATAGAAAACTATATGCATCATTGGGACAAAGTTGAAAGCACAAGCGACGACGGCAGTGCTGGTGATGTAAACATGGCATACATGGACATACGCTTTAGTAACCTTTGTAACTTAAAGTGTCGTAGTTGCGGGCCACAGTTTAGTAGTAGCTGGTTTGAAGATCATAAAGCAATATACGGTGAACTGCCGCATGGCAAGATACTAAAAGTGCGTGACGATATGTTAAACTTTATGGACGAACTTGAGCCATTGCTGGACAGTGTTGAAAGAGTATACTGGGCAGGTGGCGAACCGTTGATTACACAAGAGCACTATCGTATACTTGACAAGTGGATTGCCATGGGCAAGCACGATGTTAAAATGGATTACACCACTAACTTTACACAAATGTATTACAAAAACAAAACAGCATTTGAATACTGGAACAAGTTTGAACACGTAAGAGTGGCCGGTAGCTTGGATGCAAATCATGCTCGCGGTGAATACTTGCGTAAGAACATGGTATGGTCACAGGTGGTGCAAAACCGTAGAGATATGATTGAGCAGTGTCCACACGTATATTTTGAGCTAACGCCTACTGTAAGCGTGTACAACGTGCTTAACCTACCTGATTTCCACAAAGAATGGATAGAAGAAGGATTACTAGAACCGCAGAACATTCGCATCAACATTTTATTGGATCCTTCTTACATGAGATTGAGTATATTGCCGCCGTGGATTAAATCTCAAGTAGCAAAAAGATATGCAGAACACATTTCTTACTTAAAACAGTTTGACAATATTAAATCAGTTATTAGCGATTACGAGAGTATTTTAAACTTTATGGAAAAAGATCGCACAGATGAAATAAAAATGTTTAAGTTTAAAACACAGCGTATCGATAGATTGCGGCAAGAAAGTTTACTGGATGTGTTTCCTGAACTAGACGGAATCTGGTAATGGGATTTTATGAAAATACAGATCCAGATAGACAAGCACCGGAACGTCCTACAGGCACACTTGCTGAAGACAAGCACACAGCTACATTAGCTGTTATTGCAAAGTATAGCAAACCAGTACAAAAAGGACTAGACAATCTTGAGATTGAATACAGTGTTAATCGTAAGACTCGTGTATGTTTAGGATTACTACCAGAGTGGGATCCTAACTTTCCACCTTACAACACAGCAAAACTTGCTAGTGCTGTAAAACGTGCAGGATATGCATGTAAGAGTTTTGACATTAATGTGGATGCATACAGCCGATTCAACGATGAGCAGTGGCCTATAGAGTTTAATCCATGGGATAGTCTACGTGACTGGCATTGGTTAGAAGACAACTACTATGATGATATCCATCCTCATCTAAGACCATTACTGGATGAAAAGCTAGATGAGATTGTTGCATTTAATCCTGATGTGATTGGATTTACATTGTACTACTGCAACGAAGTACCAACAAAGTATATGGCAGCAGAGTTAAAAAAACGTTTGCCAACTGTGACTATTATTGTTGGAGGACCGAGTACTCATGCTAGTTTTTACAAAGGCTGCGACCTATTTGATTATGTAGTAAACGGCGAAGGCGAACAGCCGTTGTTGCTTGCACTAGAAAACATTGAAAATAACAAATCCATCGAGTACACAGAAAATGCTGTAAGTAAGATTATTAGACAACCTGAAAATCAGCGTTATAACTTGAGTACACTACCGTTGCCTGATTACAGTGATTTTGACTTTAGTAAGTACAAGTTTCCAAACGGTGCATTGTGTGAGATATCAAGAGGCTGTATTGCAAAGTGTACGTTCTGCGAAGAAACACACTTTTGGAAATACAGACAACGTAATGCACTTAGTACACTTGATGAGATTGAACACATGTATTACGAACATGGTACTAATGTGTTTTGGTTTATTGACAGTTTAGTCAATGGCAATCTCAACGAGCTACGTGGGTTTGTAAAAGGTGTTGCAGAAAAAGAACTGGATATACATTGGACTGGCTACTGCCGTTGTGATGGCAGAATGGATGCAGAGTATTACAAGGATTTAAAAGCAGGAGGCTGTGAAGTACTCAACTACGGTATTGAAAGCGGAAGTCAAGTTGTATTAGATGCAATGGACAAAAAAGTTACTGTGGCAGAAATGGAAGCAAACTTCCGTGATGGCTATGCTGCTGGTATTGATGCAATGACCAACTGGATTGTTGGCTATCCCAATGAAGGTCCTAAAGAACTAGAAGACACTCTTACATTTATGTATCGTGTGCGCAATCAAGGACTTATTGCTATTAGTCAGGGTACAGGATTTAGTGTTGGTGTTGATACTATTGTAGGACAAAACTTAGACAAATTTAACCTAAGTCCATTTTACTATTACGATCACTGGATTACAAAAGACTTTAAAATGAGTATTGTACACAAACTTATTCGTATGAAGTCCTTTAGTATTTTTACAGATTTGCTGAATACAGAAAAAGCATGTTCTAAACCTACTAGACCAAACTTAGCAAAGTTTCATTACGAGGTTACATTTGATAATCCAGACAAAGAACTAGACATTGAGTACGACTATGATGATTTTAACTATAATATTATCAAGCCGTACATTAGTAACTTTGCTGACAGTTTAGTAAATGAGATTTGGCCATTCTTGCGTATTTTATGGCGCACCAAAGGCGGGTATAAGTTGCATTTAAAGTTCCGTAAAGAATGGGAATATCAAGAATGGGGTGGCCGCAATGCTGCACCGTTGGATGCAGACTATATATTTGAAATAACAGATGATGGTGTGTGGACTGCGGATTTTAAATGGGATTATCAACAAGATCCATACAACGATTGGAATGATACATACTGGGAACACAACGGAGTTACACATGTAAGTCCAGACGGTAATAGCCCAGTTTGGAGTATCATGGACTTTACAAGAGACAACAGTAATGCAGCTATTAGAGCTCGTAAGTTAGCGTGGAAAGGCACTGAAAAAGCATCTAGAGATCCTACAAATGCTCACGATCCAGATGTGTTCCGCGAACACGAACAAGAGTTTTTGTATACACGTAATACAGACTTTAGCTTTAAATATGCATGGCAAGGAAATGGAGAATGGAATGAGTGATTCGTATTGCGTATACCCGTTTATAAACGTACACACCAACACCGATGGTAGATGTAAACTATGCTGTCATGTATACAGTGAAGACTATATTCAAGTAGATGGCAAAGATGCTGTACTAGGTAAAACTGACTGGTGGAACATTTGGAACGGGCAATACATGCTGGATGTTCGTGCAAAGATGCTGGGTGGTGGCAAAGTTAAAGAATGTAATCGCTGCTACGAACACGAAGAAAAAGGTTTAGAAAGCAGCAGGCAGTGGGCCAACAAAACCTATCATGCATCTGTAACTCACGGCAACCCTACACACTTAGAACTACGATTGGGCAATCATTGTAACTTAAAATGCAATAGTTGCTGGAGTGTGAGCAGTGATAATATCTACAAAGAACGTAAGAAAATCCTTGCAAATGAAACTGTTCCTAAATGGCTAAATGATCAGTGGCAACACGAGATTAAAAGTGTAGAGGAACACGATTGGGCATGGTACGAGACTCAAGAGTTTAAAGACTTCGTAGACTGCGTAGCACCTACGTTAGAGCGTCTTTACCTAACTGGGGGTGAACCAACCTTAATACAAGCCAATCAGTACGTGCTTGACGCCCTTGTTTCCGCTGGCAACAACAAATGCTATGTTGCATGGACCACTAATATGACAACATGGCCAGAAGGGTTTTACGATAAACTAGACTTCTTTGATGCAAGTGAAATACAGATGAGCATTGACGGATTTGGCGAACACAACCAATACATACGTTATCCAACTGATTGGAAAAAAGTAGAAGAAAACTTTGCAAAAGCACAGCGTCTACCTGAAAAAGTACAACTAAAGATTTACTTTGTATACCAGGCATGGAATGTATTTGATGTTGCTCCACTGATACGTTGGCTAGAAGACACACAAACACGGCGTATAGACTTTGTACCTATATTCTTAGAACACCCTGACCAAATTCATAGTTGTGTATGGCCCAAAGAAATACGACACAAAGTAATAGACAACTTAAAAATAATAAACAGCAAACTACACAACGATGCAGTTTCGCGAATCATTAACTACACACAGAATACTAATAAATATTCTGAAGAGAACATAACACGGATGAAGCAGTTTATTAGTATTAACGATAGATATCGCAAATACAAGTTTGGTGATATATTCCCAACATTAGATTACATATTGGAAAACGAATGCAAGATATAAAAGCAATCCTGCCAGCAAAGGACAAATGGGTCAGTATTGTGTGGCAAGTAAATGATTGGTGTAACTTTCGCTGTACATATTGTAGTGAATGGAACTGGGCAGGCCGTAACAAAAACGACACTGACATAGATACTATTGTTAACACATTAGAACGTATCATGCTTCATTACAAGGCCAAAGGCTACAAATATTTTAAACTGTACCTCAGCGGCGGCGAACCTACATTTTGGAAAGGACTTATTCCTGTTGTAGAAAAGTTTAGAGAACATGCAGAATGGCCTGGCAGTTGTGTAGGTATCAACACCAACTTTAGTAAGCCACTAAGCTGGTGGAAGGATCATCATCACTTGTTTGAAGATGTTGTTGCCAGCTATCACGCAGAATGGAGCAAAGACGACAAGTACATGGATGTTTACAAGTTCTTGCAAGATAAGAAAAACTATTTGTGTAGTCGTATTATGATGCATCACGATCATTTTGAACAGTGCATGGCATTTGGCGACAGAATAAAAAATGAGTGCGACAACTATATGATTGAGTATGCACCGGTTTATGACGAGCTACGTCCTAGCACAGATCCGTATCATTATGAAGAACAATGGAAAATGGATTTCTTTAAAACAAATAGTACAGTGCAGCAACAGAGTATTCCTATTAAAAAAGATCCAAGTTATGCTTGGGCAAAAGTACAGTATGAAGATGACACCATAGAAGCTATTGATACAAACGGTATCATTACAAACGGTAAGAACTTCTTTAAGGGCTGGTTGTGCAATATACACGAAAGTTTACACATTCATCCTAATGGACGTATTCAACAAGCCAGTTGTGGCGTTGGCCCACTGTTGGGCAATATTGTACAAGGCGAGTTTAATACTACAATGAGCGAAGGTGTTTGGTGTCCTAAGACACATTGTCATTGTGCAGCAGACTTTAATATCAGCAAAGCAAGGCCAGAATATGCAAACAAAATCAGATAACCTGCCAAAAAACTTTTGTTACCTTAGTATGCAAGGTTACAGCACACATTCACATGGACGCACTCGTCCTTGTTGTTTTAGTCGTATTGAAACTAACAGTTACATGCCAGGAGTTGATGTAGATTCTGTTCCTTATTGGAAAGAACACAACAACTGGAATAGTCCTGACATTGGTGATTTTATAAATGATCCAACAGCTATGGAAATACGTAAAAAACTACTCAACAATGAAATACCCAAAGGTTGTAAAGGTTGTTTTGAATTAGAGGATCAAGGCATCCGTAGTTTCAGACAAACATGGAATGAGATATACGAAGATCACACTGATACAACTTTAAAGCATGTTGATGATGACGGACGCTTAGATCCACAAGCTGTTACATATTTAGATATCAGCTTAGGAAATATTTGTAACTTAAAATGCCGCAGTTGTAACCCATGGGCAAGTCATAGATGGATTGAAGAAGGCCCAACAGTACCTCATACTGATTGGGACGAAACAGCATATATGATTGCTAAAATGAGCAGTGATAAGCCTTGGTTTATTAAAGCATTTGAAGAAGGGTTCTTTGATGAAGTATTGCCAAATGTAAGAGTTATTAACTTTATTGGTGGAGAGCCGCTGGTTGTTGAAGAACACTACGCTTGGTTAGAACACATCATTGATCAGGGTTGGAGCAAACATATAGAACTGCACTACAACACAAATGCTACTACTATACCAGACAGGCTGTTAAAGATTTGGGATAAGTTTAAAGGTGTTGTACTTAGTTTAAGTATTGACGCAATTGGCGACCTTGCACATTATGTTAGATTTCCTACCAAATGGCGTGTTATTGAAAAAAATATGTTTAAGCTCGCTGAGTTTAGTAAAACTCGTACTGGTGTTAAAGTACACACGCATGTTACACTTAGTTTGATGAATCTACACGATTTACCTAATATTTTACAATGGTGTCAAGACCAGTATACTAGTTGGAACTACGAATGGGATTGGGGTGTACACGGATATCAGAATTGTTTGCCACATTTTAATATTGTAGATCATCCACAACACTTGCACATATGTAATCTACCAGACGACCGTAAAGCATTAATGAATACAATGCTTGAAGAACAACACTTGAAGTTTAAAAATGCAGATTTACGAGACTGGGAACAATGGGCAGTTGATAATATTATTAACTTAAAAAATGTTCTCAATCAACCACAAAACGAAACACACTGGCAACACTTTATAGACAATACTAATGCCAGTGACAAGTTTAGAAAGATTGATATTCACGATTATATACCGTGGATCAAAGACTACTTCTAGGTTGACAACAACAGCTAGTATGTTATACTGAGTTATAACACATATAGAGGTGCATCATGGCAGATATCTGGGTAATAAGCGACACACACTTTAACCACGATAATATCTTGAAGTTTGAGGATAAAGTGGGTAAGCCTTGTAGAGACTTTGCTGATGTTGAAGACATGGATGAAACCATGATTGCAAACTGGAACAGTGTTGTTAAACCTCAAGACAAAGTCTACCACTTGGGTGACGTACTGTTTGGACTTGATAAAGACAAGTGGCTAAACGATAACTTCAAGAGACTCAATGGCAAGAAGCGTTTGGTTGTTGGCAACCACGACAACATCAAAGTACTTGCTCCACACTTCCAAAAGGTAAGTATGTGGAGAGACTTTAGTGAGTTTGGGTTACTACTAACACACGTTCCTGTACACCAGAGTACACTAAAGGAGAGTCACAGGTTTGGTGAAGGTAGTATGGTGAACGTTCACGGTCACATACACCAGAACCCAAGTCCAGAAGGACCGTATCGTTGTGTGTGCGTCGAGCAAACAAACTACACACCTGTTAACATCGAAGAATTGAGGACTAACTAATGTTTGCATATGAACGCACATGGATGGTAAGCGCAGATACAAACTTCCTAGGCTATGAATATGCTAAAGAAGAAAGTGAAGCACTTGCTAAAACTATTGTAAAATACGGTGCTCCTGAAAAATGGGGCGTCGACGAATACACTATTGCAAAAATAAAATGGATTGAGGAAGACTTAGAATGAGTTGGCACTATCAACTAATACGGCACACGGAGCCTAATGACAAAGTCTGGTATGGAGTGCATAAGAACTACTACAGGTCAGGTACCTACACTGTAGAACCCGTAAATATCAAGAGTGAGGACAAAGAAGACATCAAGTGGATGCTAGAAACTATGTTGAAAGACATTGAGAAACATGGGGTGAAAGACTATGAATGAAACTGATTTAATTCCGTATAGCCGAATTACCCGAGTAGAAGTAATTGGCACCCACGGTCGAGAACTTGTTAAGCACGATGTAACAGGTGTGCAAATTAGTATCCAAGATGACGGCCAAACACTAAAGTTATTCTTAAAGGATAAACAAAATGTTTGAATATACTTGCGACAACTGGGTAGTTATCAAGATGAAAGGCGATGATCCTCACTATCGTCTTCTTGTTGGAACATCTGGCGGTTACTTAGATGGCGACAGTTGGCGTATGAACAGTGGCATTACAAAGGTGGAAGAGAGCGAAGGGGCTTATTATTTCTCTGGTTCTAGTGGTAGCACATATCGTTGTGGTAAAGGCTCTTACACGCTGAGAATGAACAATGCCCATATCTGGGCACGAATGCAAGAACTGCACGGCGACAAAGTTGAGATGATGCCAGAAGATACAGACTGGATGAATATGGATTGGATTATCACATGAAAGTCAAGATTGGCGGATATCCTAATAGATTAATTTGCAATATACACAGTAACCATATGAATAAAAAGTACGGCATTGTTGATTGGCCAGACAATCAAGATTATGAAGATCATGTGATAGAAGTTATTGAAGACGGTGTACAAAGGGTGTATGATGTATTCAACTGGATTTGGTTTGACAGACGTACACAAAAAGTTAAGGTAAAGATTGATCGTTGGGATACTTGGAGTATGGACTCTACTCTTGCTCCTATTATCTTGCCTATGCTTGTACAACTAAAAGCTACTAAACACGGTGCTCCCTGGGTTGACATGGAAGATGCACCAAAAGAATTACGTGCTACCAAAGCACAACAGAACAAGTATGCAAACGCCGGCGATGTAGATCCTAAGCACTTCGAACGTTGGGACTGGGTCATGGATGAAATGATCTGGGCGTTTGAACAAAAGTGTCGTGATGATTGGCAAGATGATTATTATGGCGACTATGTTGAAGATCAAAAGAATGGGCCGATGGCTGGTAGTTTTGAATGGATTGACCGTGATGGCATGAACGCACATCAGGAACGAATGACAAACGGATTTAAACTGTTTGGAAAATATTTTGAAAACCTATGGGACTAGATAAAAAAATATTACTAGTGTTAGGGGACAGTTATGCCCACACTCATAAAACAACATGGATAGGACAACTTGCAGATAAGTTTAACTTAGAAGTAGTTATGTTAGCAAAAGACGGCGCAGGGCCTATATATGTTGTTGAACAGTTTTTTGAATATTTAAACAATGGTGGCAAGTTTGACATGATGATAACATGTTGGAGCGAAGCTAGTAGAATATATCATCACAAAGTTCCTGTTATTAACACAACTATAATCAACGATGGTCGAGCGTTTAGAAAGTTTACAACATATCCGTTAGTTGAAAAAGTTAGACACGCAGCCAAAGAATATTATTCTCATTTTTATAGAGAAGACCTTTCTAATATACAGTTAACCGGAGTATTACAATGGTTTGATGAGTATCTTGCAGACAACTTCCCAGACAGACTGTTTTGGCACTTTTATTGTTTTCCAGGGCTATACAACAACAAATATGCAAATCTTAGCAGTAAGGAAGATCAATACATTGGACATATTTTTAAAAGTGGAACAACAATGTATCCTACGCTGTCTTATTTTAGTTTCAATGATCCGGAAAGTAGTATTACATTAGAAAACGATGTGCGGAGCGGCCATTTAAGTACAAGTCAACATAACCAAATATTTTTAAAGTTACAACTATTGTACAACAAACAACAAACAAGTACAGTATACTTGCTTGATGACAAGTTTGATCGAGTTAAGTTATCCAAGGAAAGTTTTGAAGGCAAATGGTAGAACACAGATTATATAGTATAGAAAAATGGGTACAAGGCGAGCAAACGTACAATAAGATCTTGCTCTGTACGCCTAAGTGTGCTACAATGTATATGTTAAAAGGGTACAAAGTATTTGACTTTCATGAATCACTAGGAATGGAACCGGAGCAGTTATGCGAACACAGCCACAAGATATTATCGAACGTTTAGAGGCAGACAACAGTCGTCTTGCCAAAGAAGCAATTCTACTAGAAGCAATGCAAGAAGGACTAGACGAGTTTTTTGAAGGCGTGCGTATGGCACTCGATGCACTTGTAACATTCGGTGTTAAGAAAGTTCCAGAGCGATCAGACGTACTTACCGGACAAGGACTTAGCTGGGACAATTTTAAAGTACTAGCCGATCAACTGATTAACCGTGAGCTTACAGGACATGCTGCTCGTGATGCTATTGAACTAGCAATGAGTGTTGCTACTACTGAGCAGTGGAATGGCTTTTATCGCCGCATCTTAATCAAAGACTTGCGCTGCGGAATGAGCGAAACTACTGTTAATAAAGTAGCTAAACAGTTTCCGCAATATGCAGTTCCAGTATTTACTTGCCAGCTTGCACACGATAGTGCCAATCACGAAAAGAAGATGACAGGTGTAAAGCAGATTGAAGTTAAGCTAGACGGAGTACGTGTACTAGCAGTATGTCGTGCAGGTAAGGTAGACCTGTTTAGTCGTAACGGAAAACAGTTTCATAACTTTCCGCACATTGTTGCAGAGATCGAAGCAGTACTAGCAGCAAAGCCTGCGCCATATGACTGTGTACTAGACGGCGAAGTAATGAGTGCAGACTTCCAAGATCTTATGAAGCAACTGCAACGCAAGGATGGCAAGAAAGCAACTGACGCAGTACTGCACTTGTTTGACTTTATTCCATTAGAAAACTTCCTAGCTGGCAGCTGGGACAAAGATCAAACAACTCGCAGTAACTATGTCAAGTACTGGGTAAAGGAGAACACAGACCTCTTAGAGCACGTTGTAGCGTGTGAGTGGGAGGATGTTGACTTGGATACACCCGAAGGCGAACAACGCTTTAAAGACATCAACGCTGCTGCTGTAGCCGGTGGATACGAAGGCGTAATGATCAAGGACGTAACTGCGCCATACGAGTGCAAACGTAGCCACGCTTGGCTTAAAGCAAAACCATTTATTGAAGTAACATTAAATATTATAGATGTAGAAGAAGGAACTGGACGCAATGAAGGAAGACTTGGGGCTGTGGTATGCAGTGGGAAGGACGATGGCAAGGATATACGTGTCAACGTTGGCAGTGGTTTTACGGATGAGCAGCGATCCACTTTTTGGCACACTCGGGCTGCTCTTATTGGTCATCTTGTTGAAGTTAGGGCAGATGCTGTAACACAGAATCAAGACGGTACATACAGTCTACGTTTTCCACGCTTTAAAACATTCCGAGGCTTTGAGCCCGGAGAAAAGATTTGATTAGAACGTATGACATAGTAATCGCAGTTATCTTTTCGTGGATACTGCTAAATGTAGCTTTTATTCCATACATAGGATTTATTGCAGCATATGCAATGTATGAATACGGCTGGGACTATTATTGTCAATATAGATTGGAGCAAGAACGTGGCATGTAGGAAACACGGATATAAAGGCAAGAAGAAATGCTATGCTTGCGAACGAGAAGCTGCTGAAAGATCCAATACATTATGGGGCTGGCTTATTGTTATACTAATCGTTATGTGGCTTTTTGGTTGACTTTTTCATTAAAAGGCTATATAATAAGAACATACATTATAACAAGGGCAGACAATGACTGACAACTTTAAACTATTATCGGATGCAGAACACATCCGCAAACGCTTTTCTATGTACGGGGGCTCACAAGTTGTACAAGAAGAAGTATCGTTCATTAACACAGAATTTAAAAAAGTAAACATTGTTGGCGGCCTGCTAAAAGTTATCAACGAGATTATTGATAACAGTGTAGACGAGTATGTTCGAACTAAAGGCGAGTTTGCTACACGCATTGATGTAGATGTCGAAGCAGATGGCACTATTGTAGTAAGCGACAACGGTCGCGGCATTCCTGCTATTGAAGTAGGTACACCAGATGGTAAAGAATATCAAATGGTAGCAGCGTTTACAAGAGCACGAGCTGGCTCAAACTTTGATGATGAGAATCGTGAAAGTATTGGTATGAACGGTGTTGGTAGTATGATTACATTTGTAACATCGGCAATGTTTGATGCTAAGAGTGCAGACGGTAAAACAGAAGTACAGCTTGTTGGCGAAAATGGCAAGATCAAGCGAGTGCGTACAAAAGAAACTGCTCGCAAAGGTACAACAGTTAAGTTCCGTCCTGACTATGAATTCTTTGGTATGGATAATATTGATCAATCACACACTGACATTATTGAAGAACGTGTACGCTCGCTTGCACTTGCATTTGACAACATCAAGTTCCGTTTTAATCGCAAAGCAGTTAAACTAAAGTTTGCAGACTATTTTGGTCCAGGAGATGTTTTTAATACAGAGAAAGCTATCTTTAGTATTACTAAGTCAGATGGTAGCTTCCAGTCACACAGTCTTGTGAACGGATTGAGTGTTAAAGGCGGCACACACATTGACTTCTTTATTAGTGCAGTGATTGGTAACTTGCGTGACGTACTAAAGCGTAGGCGCAAAGTAGATATTAGTGCAGCACGTTTGAAGCAACACTTACGAGTACACGCTATTGTAAACGGCTTTCCAGCACTAAAGTTTGACTCGCAGACCAAAGAGCGTGTAACAAACTCAAATGCAGAATGTCGTGATGCCATCGGCGAGTTTGACGTAAGTAAAGTTGTTGCAAAGCTAATGAAGAACGCAGAGCTTATTGATGAGATTTGTGCTTACACTAGACTACAAGATGATCTTAATGCTAAGAAAGACTTGGGTAAACTTGAAAAATCTAAGAAGGTTAAAAGTGACAAGTACTTTGCAGCCATTGGACATCGTACTAACAGGATCTTTGTTGTAGAAGGTGACAGTGCCTCCGGCGGTTTGATTAAATGTTTAGGACGCAAAGGTAATGCGTTTTATGCACTCAAAGGTGTTCCGCTTAATGTACTAGAAGTGTCGCATCAGAAGTTTATGGCGAACAAAGAACTCAGCGAACTGTACAGCATTATTACAATGTTTCCAGATGCAGAGATTTGTTTAGCAACTGACGCTGATGCAGATGGAAGTCGTATCCGCGGGTTGGTATCGTTGTTTATGTACAAGTATTTTCCGGAGCATTTGAATAATGGCAAGATGAAGATCCTGCGTACACCTATTGCAATCGGCAAGAAGAACAACGTTGTTAAAGAATGGGCATATACGTTTGCAGATGTAAACAAAATTGATCACAAGCTAGACGTAAGCTATGTAAAAGGCTTGGGTAGTTGGAGTGAGAAAGACTTGAAGCATATTATCGACGTAGACACAATGGATGAAATGTTGCCAACAGTAAGTATTGCTGACACTGACTTGTTTAAGAGTTGGTTTAGTAGTACTACTATTGATTACCGTAAAGAGCAGATTCTACAAAGTGCTCCGTTTGATATTATGAAGGTGTAAGACAATGACAAAGCAACTACCATTAGAAGACTTCTTTAAGAATGAATACATTGACTTTTCGGTCTACGACAACGTGCGTAAACTAAGCAGTTATATCGATGGACAAAAGAACGCAAGTCGTAAGATTGTACACACAGTCTTACAACAGAACATTGACAAGTTTGTTAAAGTAAGCAACTTAGGACCTAAGGTACAAGACTATGCACAGTATTTGCATGGTAGTCTGGAAGGCACTATTGTTAACATGACTGCAAACTATGTAGGCAGTGGCAATAATGTTCCACTGCTAGAAGGCGATGGTAACTTTGGATCAGCATTTATTAACGATGCGGCTGCTACACGTTATATCTTTGCCCGCATGAATCCTATCCTGAAGCAACTGTATGTCAAGGATGACTTTGTAAACCTTGAGCATCAGAACTTTGAGGGTGCTAAGATTGAGCCACGCTATTATGTGCCAGTACTTCCTATGCTTGCTATCAACGGCAGTGAAGGTGTAAGTATTGGCTTTGCACAAAAGATCCTTCCACGTGATCCTAAACAGATTGCTAAGTGGGTACAGCAACGTGCAGAAGGTAAACGTACTACTGCTAACCTAACACCACACTGGACAGGAATGAGCTGTACAGTTAACAAAGGCGAAAGTTCAGTACAATGGGAGATTACAGGGTCGTTTGTACGCACTACTAAGCACCGTATAACCATCAATGCGTTGCCTGTGGGCTATACGCTCAAACAATATCAAGCAGTGTTAGAGAAGCTCGTTGACGACAAAGTGATTAAAGATTACGATGACTTATCAGACAACGATGTGTTTGAGTTTGAAATCCAAGTTGATCGTGCGTTTGGTGAGCGTACAGATGAATGGATAATGACAAAGCTAAAGTTGATTAAGAAGGTAAGTGAAAACTTTACTTGCATTGATGAGAACAACAAGATTGTTATCTTTAACAGTCTTAGTGAATTGTTAGAAGCTTGGTATGTAAAACGTATTGAGTATAATGATCTACGTAAAAAACATTTACTTGCTAGTATGCAAGAAGAAATGGATTATACTAATGCTCGTGCAAAGTTTATCCAAGGTGTTGTAGACGGCGATATTGAGTTACGTAATGCTAAAGAGGTCGCAGTGATTGCACAAGCAGAAGCATATGATGCTGTATTAGAAGGTCGTGTTAAAGGGTTCTTAGGACTTCCTATGCGTAGTTTAACAACAGAAGAGATTGCAAAACTAAAAGCCAAAGCCAAAGGGCTTAAAGTTGAAATCGCAGACTACAGCAAAAAAACGTTTGAAAATATTCTACTAGAGGATCTTAATAGTATTAATGTCTAAAATTTATGCAAGTTGTATCTGTATAAATACTGTATGGAAGATGACTTTTTTAACTTAGAACAAACTAAGAAAATTATACAACAAGCAGAACGGTGGGATTTATATGCAAAAATAACTCCACCGTTCTTCTTGGCGCTGGCAACTCTGTTAATAGTTTTTAATATTATTGATTTTGATGCCATATTTTATATAGGTCTTATTATGTTTGGACTTACAGGTGTAGTTTGGTGGTTTTGGAGCATTTTTACTATTCGTTATATTATTAAAAATATGTCTAACGCCACAAACGGATTACGTGCTGTTAGAGACGAACTTAAATCAATAACAACGGAAGTAAGGGATTTACGGGATGAATAGGACCTTGATAGTAAAGGCAGTGGCTAACATTGTTAGCGGTATTAGTTTAGTAACACTTATATCGTTAGGCATTGCGTATATGAGTTTTGATAATGCGTTTGTCTTCCAGGATATTAAAATTGAAATATCAAACAATCCAGTAGAAGGCGATACTATAGATTTTGTAATGATTGGGTCTAAAAAGCACGAATGCAACAGCACACGAGTATACGGAGTTGCATATTCAGATAACGGACATATGCATATGCTAGATAAATTTAAAAAACAATATGTGCGTAATACTCGTCCGGGCAAAGAAATACCTAATCAATGGACAATGATTCGTCCAGATGCTATGAGCGAAGGTGGTGAATATCGTGTTAGCATAACAGGCGATTTTGTTTGTAACTATTTAATCTTCCAAACTGAAAAATCTCAAACCTACGACAATATTCCACTAACAGTACTGCCTCTTAATAAATAAACCACTTGACAATATAAAAACTTGTATTATTATAAGTAGTAATACAGTGGACTAAGTGTTCGACCCACTCTAAATATTCCGCACACTCCATTAACACAGGAGTATAACTAATGGCTTTTTATTCAACTAAAACATACGGACACCAGATTGGCTTGAGTGCAGTGTTCCGTCAACCTAATGCAGATCATTCACATTGTCATTTGCTACATGGCTACAGTTTGGCATTTAAATTTACATTTGGATGCAGTGAACTAGACAACAAAAACTGGGCAGTAGACTTTGGAGGACTTAAACCTTTGAAGGCATGGCTCGAAGATAGTTTTGATCACAAGACTGTTATTGACAGAGAAGATCCGTTCTTGTATAAATTTTCAGAACTTGAAGCAATGGGACTTGCAGAGATTAGAGTAATGGACGGCGTTGGTGCAGAAATGTTTGCATATCATGCTTGGAAGTTTGCTGATAAGTTAATCCGTGAAGCAACTAACAATCGTTGCTGGTGTGAAAGTGCAGAGTGTGCAGAGCATGGTGCTAACAGTGCAATCTACACACCTTACACAACACAGAAAATGTCATTTAATGAAAAACTGGACTGAACCCAAAGAAGAACGCAAAGCAAGGAAGGCTCGTGGGAAAGCCTTGACTGAACTAGCGCAACTAGACCAAGAAATGGGGTTGCTAGATGTAGCCCCATTATCTCCTAAAAACTATGTAGTATGTTTAAAATGGGGAACCAAGTACAGTGCTGAATATGTAAACAAACTATACAATATGGTTAATCGCAACATAACTATACCATACGAGTTTGTATGCTTTACAGAAGATCCTAAAGGTATAGACAGTAATATTAAAACATATACATTACCAAAAGTACAAGCAGACGGTTGGTGGTATAAACCAATGTTTGTTGGTGCAGACTTGCCTATTAATGGTACATTATTATTTTTAGACTTGGATGTGATTGTGTTTAAAAACATTGACAAACTGTTTAGTTGTGCTCTTAAGAAGTTTAATATTATTAGAGATTTTAATAGAAGTCAACGCAATACATGGAATAGAATGAACAGCAGTGTGTTTCGTATAGAAATAGGACAATACGATAACTTATGGCAGCAGTTTAAAAAAGATCCCCGTACTTACACACAACGGTTACGTGGAGACCAAGATTGGATGTTTAACCATATTACCGATCATGTTTTTTGGCCAGACGAATGGATAATGAGTTACAAATGGGAAATGCGTGATAGGCGTGATCTCAAACTTGATGAAAGACGTAAACGTAACTTTACAATAGATGCACCACCTAAAATACATCCAGATACATGCATTGCAGTGTTTCACGGCGAACCAAATCCTGCAGATGCAAATGATAGTTGGGTAAAGGAGAACTGGCGATGAACACAACAACTAACATTTATATTGTACACACATACAATACAGGTCACCCAGAACGCAGTAGATTACATGGCGTTTACAGTAGTAAAGAACTTGCCGATGCAGCAGCCAAAGACTATTGTGAAACGTGGGGTGAAAACTTGCATTATACAGTAGCTCTTAAAGCACTTGACGATATCATCAATGGTGTTCAACATTAAATGTTGACATACACATACAATCGTGTTATAACTATTTGAACAACAAATGAATAGGCACAAATAATGATCAAACGTATAGGATTTGCATGTAAATATTTGCATGAAGATCAGACACAGAAGAAAAAAGTACTCGAAGAACTACAACGGCCGCTTACAGAACGCAGTACAACAGTGCAGTGGCTAAATAGACAAACACGTAATGTAGCAGAACAGCGGCTCTGGGACATTATGGAACATAACGCTGCCGCAGCAAAGAGGTTAGTAGAATATGTGGGAAGTCTTACTCCTGAACTTCGGATGGTCAGACTGGGTAGCAATCAGCTTCCTTGTGCTACCCATCCTGATTGGCGGTACTTTTGGAGCCGTCCTGACGTTGTGGCATACTGTGAAAAACACTATGGTGCAGTCGGTGACACGGCAAGAGCCCTTGATGTGCGACTTTCGATGCATCCCGGACAATTTGTTGTTCTCGCATCCGACACTCCGGAAATCGTGGAAAGATCAATAGAGGAGTTTGAATATCATGCGAACCTCATTAGGTGGATGGGCTACGGCCGCAAGTTTCAAGACTTCAAGTGTAATGTCCACATCAGTGGGCGCCAAGGTCCAGCCGGTATTAAGAGTGCGCTTGCCCGTCTCTCGCCAGAAGCAAGAAATACTATTACAATCGAAAACGACGAAAACAAATGGGGAATTGGAGATAGTCTCGAGCTTGCAGACTATCTCGCTTTGGTGCTAGATGTACATCACCATTGGTGCAGAGAAGGAGAATATATTGAACCTAATGATGATAGAATCAAACGTGTTATTGATAGCTGGCGTGGCGTTCGTCCTGCTATGCATTATAGTGTTAGTAGGGAGGATTGTCTCCAAGATTATAACACAGAAGTTCGACCAGCTATGGGACAGCTTCTTGAGCACGGATACAAAAAACAAAAACTAAGAGCTCACTCAGACTATATGTGGAACGGCGCAGTCAATGACTGGGCACTATCGCACTGGCAGTGGGCTGATATTATGGTAGAGGCAAAGTGTAAGAACTTAGCAAGCAGACAACTATTACAACGTCATATTATTAATACTGGCGGGTTTACAGAAATGGCAGCATAAATACATTATGAGTTATTTAAATAAAATGTACGGAGTAAATTCTCCACAAGTAGCAACTAGAGATAAAAATCCTAACCGTGTGTTAGGTGGTCTCAAAGGAGCAGGCGTGAATACTTTTACAATGCTAGACGAAGCGGGTACGGAAAAACAAATACCAACACACGCATATGTTTTTGCATTAGAAGAAAAATTAAGTAGACTGGAACGTCAAATAAATGAACAAGACAAACGTATTAGGAGATTAAGTAATGATCAAAAATTGGATAGAAACACGATTGCGGGAGCGGTCAACCGTTGATGGAGTACTAATGGTAGCAGCAGGAGCAGCTATTATTATTTTTTCACCATTAACTAAACTTATTGCATACGGCGCAATCGCATACGGTGCATGGACTATATGGCGCAAGGAGTAATTGGCGGTAACTTAATTAACCATCGATTGAAGTTAGGATTTATACACATACCAAAGTGCGGCGGCTGTAGTATTACAAGATATTTACACAGACTAAGCAATCACTGGGAAAGTTTAGATCCTAACGAAAAGGCATATGCTGCCGAACCGTTTATAGATTATAAAGACTATCAGTTGTTTACAACTGTAAGGCATCCGGTCACATGGATACTAAGCGGATACAAGTTTATGAAGCAACGATACAGCGTTGAAGGTCCTTTTGACACACATCTTGATCGTATACTACACAATACATACAACGATATAGATTGGCGTTGGCATTGTGCAATATTGCCAAACACACACATTGGCAACTTTAAGCCTAAAGTTTTTAAGTTAGAAGAAACATATAAACTTAAATCATGGCTAACTAGATACTTTCATAATAGCATAGAAGCAAAACTAGAGCCGGAAAATGTCACAGAGAAAGAAGACATTGCTGTCTCTGGTCAACACCTAGAAAAGATAAAGACTATCGCAGGCAAATATGCAAACGACTACAACTATGAACTATAACTTGTTAATACGAATAGAACTACTAGCACTCATGCTCCAAACTTTCTTTGCAGTTACGCCACGTTTTTGTGCAAAGCGTTTTGCATCGCAGTTTTCACAAACATGAAAATAGTTGTTGTTTAATCTTTTAGGATCCATTTGACCACGCTCTCGAGTAAACTCTGTATCACACGCATCGCAACGCAACAATACCATTGTTTTTTTGCGATTATAAGTGTGTTGCTTCCCAAGTTTGCTTTGACGCATGTGCCAAGTATCAATTAAATATTGTTTAATATACATAACTATATTTACATTAAGATTATAAAAAGTAACGATAAATAGATATAAGAGGAACAGAAATATGACAATATGTACCATAACTCCAGCAGCAAATGTTCAGATCGGCAAACTATGCAAAGAGAATGATTGTTATGCAATCAGTTTAAATCTCAAAGGCGGCGGTTGCGCAGGATTTGAATACGACTGGGGAACAGCACAAGTAGAAGATCTAAAGCCAGGTGACGAAGTAGTTACTTGCGATCAAGGTAGCTTTGTTATTAGTGCAGACAGTGTAATGTTTCTAATAGGAACAGAAGTTGACTATGTAAGTAGTTTAACTGGCAGTAACTTTGAAATTAACAATCCAAATGCTAAAAGCAGTTGCGGTTGCGGAGTTAGTGTAAACTTTGACATAGACAGTTTAATACCACAATGATAATGGAGATTTAAGAATGGCAAGACAAGACGTTGATATTGGTATCGAGGGCAATGACGGCACCGGCGATAGTATTAGAGAAAGTTTCAAAAAAGTAAATACAAACTTTACTGAACTATATGCTGTATTTGGTCTCGGCGGCGCAATATCATTTAAAAATATTGACGATACTCCTGATTCGTATTTAGGTAATACTGGTGCAATTCCAGCAGTTAACTCTACAGAAACTGGGTTAAACTTTTATAAGTTTATTAGTGATGCAAACAGTAATGCAGCTGGAGATTTAGTAAACACAAATAATAATAGTGTTATCGTAGAGTTTGACGATGTTGATCCATCTACGCCAGATCAAAGCGGCACACTTAAAATCATTATTAACGATCCTCATATTAGTAGAGATCCAGATCCAAACTTAACTGCTCCATTAAATATGGAAGCTGTGATTGGATACAGTAACGGTATTAATACAAAACTAAGAAATACTGGCGCAGGGGATGACATTGATACACTTGTGGCTAACTGGGCAGCAACACACCCTGGTGCAGCAGCTATCTCAACTGACAATGTTGTTATTAGTAAAGGCTTTGCCGACGACACATATGTAAACGTATCAGGTGATACTTTAACAGGTGCATTGTCAGTTCCATCAGGTGCAACAGGTACACAAGTTCCTCAAACACAGGAAGTTATTACTAGAGCCGGCACTGAAGCAAATCGTACAATGCTGGACACACTTTATCTAGCCGACCATCCGAGTCCACTCGAAGGCTTTGGACAGCCAAATGGCAAAGACGATTTACAAGCTGTTACAAAACTGTACGTTGATACACAAGGTTATGCAAGTTCGACCAACATTTATGTTACTACAACAGGCGATGATAACCAAACTGTTTCACCAGCAGGACAAGAAGGTAGAAGTCAGCAGTATGCTTATAGAACTATTAATGCTGCAATGCGTAAAGCAGAACAAATCATCGAAGCTACACCATTTGAACCAGGGCCGTATGTACAAACTGTAACATACAACGACGGAGAAGTAAACAGTATCATTGACGGTATTGCTGGATATTCAAGTCCTCCTTCTACTGCTGTTGCTGCTAGTAATATAGCAGTAGCTAATGTTAATGCTATACAAGAGTTTGTAGTTGATTATCTTGCAGTTACCTATCCTGATCTAACTTATAATCAAACGTTGTGTCAACGTGATGTAAAACTTATGATTGATGCTGTGCGTTTAGATGTACAAGCAGGTACTACTGTTAACTACTTAACACGTTGGGCAGGACAGAGATATAATGCAAGTCCTAGTGCTATTAAAGCAAAGGTTGAGCAAGGTGCTGAAACACAAGCTGCTGTTGCAGTAGTTAAAGCACGAGTTCTTAATGCGTTTGCTGAAGCAAACACTGCAACTCCAGGTACTGTTTCTGCAGGCGTTATTACTGCTTACACAAATCGATTCAATGAAATCATTGATATTTTACAAGACACTGATGTTGCACTAGCTGCAACAGGTACTGGTTATACATTTACATTTACAAACGGTACAAACGATGCAGTAGACCAAGGCATTGAAGGCAATCCGGATCTTATCGAAGGTAAGGTTATTGTTGGCAAACTGTCAGGTGCCAAAGGTATTATTACAAACTATACTAGAACTAATAGTGTTACAACTGATGCAGTTACAGTTGACTTGGTTGAACCTATTGAGTTTATTGCAGGCGAAGAACTTGAGTTTGGTAATAAAACACGCAACAACCAAATCACTGTAAGACTTGAATCAGGTATTTACTACGAGCATCTTCCTATTAAGTTGCCTGAAAACGTAAGTATCAAAGGTGACGAGTTTAGACGTTGTGTTGTTCGTCCAAAGCCAGGTGTATCACAAAGTAAGTGGGCATCGACGTGGTTCTATAGAGACGTTATCACAGACAGTTTGATATCAGCGTATTCTCCAGCTACTGGATTTGGCAGTGTGTCAGCAGCAGATGCGGCACGTACACTAGGCACATACCAGATTGGTACAGATGACTATAGTACTTCTGGAGCAGGACAGGATGCAACTTTCCAAGTTATTATAACTTCCGGCGGCACTGCAACAGTATCTATTACCACAGGAGGCGATGGGTTTATTGTAGGCGAAACTATTATAATCAATGATAGTAAACTTGGTGCAGGAGGTGGCGCTAACCTAACATTTAATATTACTACCACAGGCGGCGGACATACATTTACGCATCCTATTAGTAGCAAGCAAGGAAAATACGGTTATCACTATGCAGCCGTTCCAGAGGATGAGATTGTAGTCGGTACAGATGCTATTAGTAACCCTGGTAAGTTTACACAAGCTGCTAGACTTATTGAACTTAATAAAGCATTCCTTATTGAAGAAACAATACAGTATGTTGATGCAACATATCCATCGTTGACATACAGTGAAACAAAGTGTCGTAGAGACACTGGATTAATCATTGACGGTATTGTAAATGATTTGCGTGTGGGCGGTAGAGAGCAGTCTCTTACTAATCAAGGCGCATATTATACAGGAGCAGTTGCAGGACAAGAAACAGAAACTGCCGCAGCTATTACAAATATAAGCACACTTATGACAAGTGTACTAGCTAATGACTCTGGATCACCTTTTGCAAAACTAGGTGCAGTTGATCAAGTATTTGATATTGATTACACAGCGGAAGCTGCTGCACTAACAAATGGTCAAGCATTGGTTAACTGTATTGCATTTGCATTTAATGTAACATATAGACCACCACTAAACAACAGCGAAATGGATGTGTTCCTATGTAACGATGCTACAATCGTAAGAAACATCACTGTTCAAAGACAGGGCGGATTTATGATGGTACTTGATCCTGAAGGTCAAATACTAACACGTTCGCCATACTGCCAAACAGGTTCAAGTTTCTCACAGTCAAAAGGCACAAACAGAAACTTTGCAGGTGGATTGCTTATTGATGGTTATGCAGGTAACATGCCAATGACAGTTGATACTGTAAATAGTGCATTTAGTATAGATGTTAGTTCACCGGCAGGAGAAGGATTGTTTGTACGTAGACCTCCTACACCATTCCCGTTCTTCCACCAGGGGTCAAGATATCAAGTTAATACAATCACAGACTATAATAAAGCGGCAGGTACAGCAACACTTGTTTTAAACGAAACTAGCAATCCTAGTGATAGTACATCACGTACTATTGACGATATTTCACAAGCAACAACTGCTGTAATGACCACTATTGAAAATCACAACTACTCCAACAGCGATAGAGTTACTATTAGTAATGTCAACGGAATGGTGCAGATTAACAGTGCAACATTATATGTTAAAACAACAGCAGATCCAAAACAAGTTGAACTGTACACTGATAGTGCATTAACTGCTGGATATAATACTTCAGCATTTAGTTCGTACACCGGCGGTGGCATTACACGTACATTTGTCGAAGGACAAGGTTGGCTTGCAGGTACAGGTATTGATATCTTCGCACAAAGCGGCGGCAACAGAAGTATGCTTGCAAACGACTTTACACAAGTCAACGATTTAGGGTTTGGTGCTATTGCAGTAAACAACGGATTAGCAGAACTTGTTAGTATGTTTACATATTATTGCCATACTGGTTATCTTGCACTAGACGGATCACAGATTAGAAGTTTAGGCGGTAACAACAGTTACGGTATCTATGGTCTAGTTGCAGAAGGCGCTGACCCTGATGAAGTTGCTACAGATGTTACACTCGGAGCCGACATGGTATTCCCTGCCAAGACATTTAGAGCAGATGGATACTTAGACTTTGCCGCTGCTGTTCCAACTAGTGGTGCTATCACTGTAGGACAGACACTTATACAAGGCTTGATTAATGCAACTATTACTGCTGTTACACAAGCAAGTCCAGCATCAGTTACTGCAACTGGACACAATCTAACAAATGCAGATCTAGTTACGATATCCGGCATTGTCGGAATGACAGAACTAAATGATTTGCAGTTCTATGTAGATGTACAGGACGTTAATACCTTTACATTGTATACAGATGTAGGACTTGCAACTGCTTATGACTCCAGCGGCGACACTGCATACACAAGTGGCGGCGTTGCAACAAGAGCAGCAAATGCTACAGGTATATTAAGTTTCACTGGTGAAGAAAATGGCTCAGCCAATCCTACTAGAATATATGTGCATACTACAACAGGTACATTTAATACAACAGGTAGAATTACAACAGGTACAAGTACTAATGTTGGTATTCCGGCAACAGTCACAGCAAAAGATCTAGATGCACCAGTAAATGCATTGTTTATGTATGCATATGATTTAAAAGAATATCCAAACAACGTGTCGGAAGTTGAAATCTTACACGCTACAGGATTGTATCAACCGTATGAAATGACAAACACAAGTAATGCATCTTTTACACTAGGTGCATATGAGATTGATACAAGTAGTGCAGCAGGCCTTACAGGCACATACACTGCTGACGATGCAGTTTTACAAATAACCAAAGATAGAACAAACGGATACGGCATTAATATTACCAGTGGCGGCACAGGCGCAACAATTGGTGAAACAATTATTATTCCTGGTACATTGTTAGGTGGTGCAACTACTGCAAACGATTGTACAGTAACTATTACAGATGTTAACAGCGGAACTATTGGTACTGCAACTGTAGCAGGTACTCCAAGATACGATTCTAGTACTCCGGTACTAAGTGGTAAAGTTTGGAGATTCAACTTTGGTACAGGATTAGAAGGAACTGCATCAAATGGATTGCAAGAAAATACCAATCACGATACAAAACTTGTAGTACGTCACAAGCAAAACTTCTTGCTAGACAACTTCCCAGCTGAAGAGATACCTGTACGTCCAAGTACTGCGTTTATCTTCACACAAGATACTACAGAATATGTATATCGTACTATTTCGTTTAACAATCAAATCACAGATGGTGTTACTACAGGCACAGATCAGCGTATGGTTACATTTGATAGTAACTTTAGATACACAGACTTAACTGTTGAACAAAGTGTGATTACTGCAACTGAAAACTTCTTTAATCTTAACAGTACTGTAGATCCAAACTACACAGACATTGTTGGTGCAGTTACTCCAAGTGGAACTATCACAATGGGTAACACTGCTGCAACAAATAGTGCAGACGGTAGTAGATTTATTATAATCAACAAGTTAGATGATCAAGAACAAGCACGTATTGCAAATGCTGATATGATCTTTACATGGGGCGGCAAAACACATCAAGTTGATGCATATGCAGAATATGCATACACAGGTGGCGCAGGCTCAAAAGATGTTGCTGTATTACAGATTTCAGATGTTGCCGGCACAGATGTTAACTGGCCAGCACTGAGTGGTAGTGCATACGGAGGTCTTGGTAAGACATTGTTAAACGGTGCAGGCATTACATTAAAGCTAGGTCTTTCCAGCGGCGAGGCAGCAGAGATTACTGTAAACATCAGTACATGTCGTGCAACAGGACACGATATGCTTGACATTGGTACAGGTGGATTTAACACCAGTAACTATCCAGAGCGTATTTACGGTTCACCATACGGATTTGATCCAGTTAGTACAAACGATGCTATTGACAGCACAGGTAATGCAAGTGCAGCACAAGTACAAGAGCGTAGCAAAGGTCGAGTGTTTACTGTTATGACAGACCAAGACGGTTTCTTCCGTGTAGGTAGATTCTTTACAGTTGACCAAGGTACTGGTAGCGTTACATTTAATGCTGCACTTGTTCTTACAAACATTGATGGTATTGGATTTAAGCGTGGTGTGCGTGTTAACGAGTTTAGCAACGACGATACGTTTACTGATGCTAAAGGCGATGCAGTACCAACACAAACAGCAACAGAAGGCTATATCGATGCACGTTTAGGCTTTGATAGAGATGGCGCTGTTGGCGGAGTAACTATTGGTCCAGGTGTTATGTCACTAGGTGGGCCGGGCTTTAGTGACACTATAATGAACAGTGATATGAACTTGGGTAGTAACCGTGTTACTAACTTGGGTACTCCAACTGCTTCAAGCGATGCTGTAACAAAACAATACGTAGATCAAAAAACAGATGAGTTAAATGATATTGGTGATGTAACTATTACTGGTACAGGTGGCACAGTATTAAGTCAACTATTGGCATTCACAGGTACAGCTCAAGAAACTGTAAACGTTGCAGTAGACGGAGACATTGGACTTACTTACACATCTGGTAACACTATCACAGCAAGTATTAGTAGTGGTGTTATTGTTGACGGCGATGTTAATGCTAGTGCTGCGATTGCACAAAGCAAGTTGCTGATGAATTTAGCAACTGCTACAGCAAGTGCGCCAACTGGAACTGCTGCCGCAAAGCAAGCATTGAGCGGATTAGCAAGTTTTGATAGTGCTAACTTTGAAATTACAGATGGATGGGTTGGTATTAAAGCAGGTGGTGTTTCAAACACTGAACTAGCAAACAGTAGTGTTACAGTTGGTACAACAACTGTTGCACTTGGAGCAACGTCAACAAGTTTAGCAGGATTAACTGGCTTAACATTTGCAAGCGGAACTATTTCCGGTACAGTTGGTATCAACATAACTGGTAGTATTACACACACTGGTAACATTATAGGTCCTGTAAACAGCGGCGCAAACAACGGTGTAAGCATTGGTGCAACCGGCAACAGATACAACACCGTTTGGGCTACAACATTCAATGGTGAAGCAACTGCTGCACTATATGCTGACCTTGCAGAAAACTATTTAGGCGATGCAGCATATGCACCAGGAACAGTACTAGTGTTTGGCGGTGATGAAGAAGTTACTGCGTGTACTACAAAAGGTGATACTAGAGCAGCTGGTGTTGTAACAACCAATCCAGCACACTTGATGAACAGTGCATTACAAGGCGAACACGTTGTGGGTGTAGCATTGCAAGGACGAGTTCCATGCAAAGTGATTGGCAAAGTACGCAAAGGTGATATGCTTGTTACAAGTGCTGTTGCTGGTTATGCCATTGTTAATAACACACCAGGTGTTGGCCAAGTTATTGGTAAGGCAGTTGGAACAAAAGACAACGACGATCGTGGTGTTGTCGAAGTAGTAGTAGGAAGAGTATAATGGCAAAGCAAACTATTAACGTAGGCACAGCAGTAAACAGTGGAGGGGGTGATCCCCTCCGCACAGCTATGATAAAAATCAATGAAAACTTTACAGAAGTTTATGCAGACATTGCAGGATTAGCAGATGGACAAGTCAACACTGATATCAAAGGCAGTGTGTTTGCAGATGATAGTACATTACTTGTAGACGCTGTAAACGGCATTATACCAGGATATATTAGTATTGCAACATTGCAAACTGAAGTAGCAGCAAGTGCAGATTTCGCTGCATTTAAAGCAAGAATAGCAGCATTGTAAAATACGATAAATATACAAAACAATAGGATAAAAGAATGGCAAATAGATTTCCACTAATAGTAGACACCGAAGACGGTAATAGACTAAAAGAAATCCCCAGTGGTGACTCATTGGATTTTTCAAGTGTTGGCATTGCTAACCTAACTAGTTTAAGTGTAGGCGGGTCATTGAGCAGTAGTACAATAGCTACTACAGGTAATGTGTCGCTAGGTGGCACATTAAACGTTACTGGCGTTACAACACTAGGTAGTGCAACTATAACATCATTAACTGTTTCAGGGTCGATTAATGGTGCAGCGTATGCTTCTCCAGTACAGAGTGATTGGAACATAGCAGATACAGGAAGTTTAGCATTTATTAAAAACAAACCGGTTATTAGTAATGTTGTTGCCAGTCTTAACGACATTGGTGATGTTGGCGTGCCTGATCCAGATGAAAACGATATCCTCAGTTGGAACGGCGTAGAATGGCGTTCAATTCCAAATGCAGGTGGGTTAAACATAACCCAAGTTAGGCAATCATTATCTGCAACAACCAATCCAGCAAGCGGTACAGGTAGTTTAGGTTATAATGATGCTACAGGTGTATTTACATATACTCCGCCGGTTATTCCTGCAAACGTAAGTGATTTAGTCAATGACAGTAACTTTGTTAATGCAACATACTTGGATACCAACAACTTTTTACAACAAGGTGATATTATTACTACTGGACGAATAGATGGGTCCATCGCCACCGGGCAAGTTACATTATCATTCGACGATACTGGATTATTAACAGCAGAAACAGATACATTAGAAACTGTAACTGCACGTGGAGCAACTTCAAGTGTTAGCATTGAAGTTGCAGGAATAACACAAAACATTGGATCTGCATTAACCAACTCATTAAAGTTGTTAGATAGCGAAACAATAGATATTCTAACTGCTATTACATCAACTAATGGTAACTTTACAACAACCAATGGTGCTATTACTGCTACTAATGGAAATATAACTGCTGGAGCAAACTTATCAGGCGCAGTAGTAATCGCAACAACTAGAGTATCTACACCGCTTGTTCAAGCTGCTACAGGATTCTTAGCATTAGACTCACCAGTTGGTAGTGGCGTACAGATTACAAACGGTGTTATAAACTTTAGTGGTATTATTCCTGCTAGTCCAAATCCTGGAGATTTGTGGTCAAATGACTTTGGTATGTATTTCAGATCTACCGATGATGGATTTGCTGGCAACGCTGGCGGTACTGATACAACGTATATCATCGGCGGGCCAGGAACTGGCGCTGCAGGGCAACCGGGCATGATCATACCATATTTTGAAGATGCAAATAAACCTGCAAACCCGTCGTTTGGCGAAATGTATATAAACGCGGGCGATAGTACAGCTTATGTTTGGGACAGTTCACAATGGCGTGCCTTATGGTAAGTTTTTATCATAAATATTAAAAACGGAGACTAATATGGCTATTCAAGATATCAACGTAGGATTACTTGCCAATGACGGCACAGGAGATGACCTAAGAGAAGCATTTATTAAGGTCAATCAAAACTTTGATGACTTGGATTTAAGAGTATTAGGTGTTACAGATATTACTGCTGAAAACATTGGCGATGCAGGTTATGGAGTATTTGCAACCGAAGCACCTAATAATGTGTTCCAGTTTAGAAAACTGTTGGTCGATCCACTAGTTCCAGATACAATGAGTATTAGGCTCAGTGATGACGGTAACAACATTTATCTAGCTAGTACACAGGCATACACTAGATTTACAGATGGTACTACTAGCATTTCTACTCCGGTTGATCAATATATCACAGTTGAAGGAACAGAGGCTGCAAGGGCAACAGTTGTTACAGGAACTCCAAATAAAATAGTAATAGACAGTCAGCTATCAAGAGAAACTGCTCCGGCATTGAGTGCAAACTTAGATGCAGATAATAACGCTATTACAAATCTTACAGCAATCAATAACATTACTATACAAGAACTTGAAGAAGCATTTGCATGGGATTTTGGAGATATTATTAGTAACAGAACTAGTATAATAGATTACATTTTAAATACAACTGATGTTGATTTTGGATCCGCTGCTGCAACTTTTGTAGAAAGTGCTAGTGGTGCAGAGTTTGGAAATAGTGCAAATACATTCGTAGAAGTCATGTAAGGGGAGTTTAATGGCATTACCAAACTGGACCATAATATCAGGGTCACAACTTGCGGATATTGATGAAAGAACAGATGTTAACATCGAGCTACCTTTACAAAGCACAGACGGAATAACAGTAACTATTATTTCTGGTGCTTTACCTACTGGATTAAGAATAGAAAACTATAGAATAAAGGGAGTTGCTGTTGAAGTAAGTAAATCTACAACATTTGAATTTGTTGTAAGAGCCAGCAACTTAGAAGGCATAGCAGACAGAACATTTACAATAAACGTAGAAGGTGCAGATGTGCCTGTATGGGAAACACCCGAAGGCGACCTAGGTCTAACAAGAAGTTTTAGAAATCAATACTGGGTCGACACATTGAATACCGAGTGGGGCATTTACGAAAGTAAAGTTGTAGGCGCAGCAGAAGCTGATCCAGAATACAACAACGGAGCAATTAGCAATGTTACTGGTAATGGCAGTGATTTCTTCAAACGTGAAGTTACAACCAACGGTGTAAGAATTATGGGCGCTGGCACAGTAGGTGGGCAAACAGCAGTTCCGGATGCATGGCTAGAAAAAGTAGCACGTATGTTTGAGCTGTTTACTGATCCAACCGGTGCAGGTATTAATACATCATTCCAACGAAATTTAATTAAAACATTAAGTGGTGACACAGGAACTTATCACGCAGGACTTCCAACTATACAAAGAGTAGCAAGAGGTGCCGGTGCTGATTATACTCCTAACTTCTTAACTGACCAAGGTGTTGTTGATTGGAACCTAACAACCTTGTTTGATACTCACGTACAAAATGATATGGTTTGGTACTTAAATTCAACAGGTGACGGTTATGGCGATGGCGATATAGACGCACAAGAAGTTATTGAACACGTATTCCATACATTACATATGCACGGTTTACCTGCAGATGATATAAAACTATACCAGTTCTT